AAAGACAGCCCGTTAAATTTTTTGTTGATGATAGTGGTAACGGCATATTCGATAACGACCCGATCTCTATTATTGAGATGTTGAGGGCTGCTAAAACCGTTAAGGTTCCCCGCAGTTTCAATAGAGCAAACCTCAACCCCGCTATCCGAATCAAGGACGGGAGGGTTACTGACGTGGTCGGGCCTACCGCCGACGGTCGCCTGCTAGAGTCTAAGCTCGGTAACGCGAGGGACGTGAGTTCGATTGAGCCGAACAACGCGAGAGCTGCTGCCTTAGCCAGTATCCCGTTCAAGCCAGCCACCCTACCAAATGGCGTCGCAGACTTCGACCCAGAAAACGGCGGACCCATAGAAGGAAAGTTTTTTGGTAGCACTACTGACATTAAAAATAGAATCAATAGATTCGCTCTTGAGCTGGAGAAGACCGGAGACGAGACGACACGGCCCATCCAAGCTCGCTTTGAAACTCCCAGCGGTGAGCTTGATCTTGAGTTCCGCGCCGCTGCGTTAGAGTCGGCCAAGCAAGAATTCTTGTTCAACGCACAGTTGTTCAGTCTCCGCGAAAAAGTAAAAGAGTTCGGACAGGGAACCAATCCTACCACGCCCTTCGATGAGCTGGTAGCCCAGACAGGATCTAAAAATGTAGAGCAAGCAGCCCAAAAACTTCTACCTTTTGTTAAAGTAGAGTCTAACATCAACCTTACGAGCGAAACGATTCTCGGATTGTTCATAGAGCAGAAACTCCAGAACAACCCTGACTTCGCTAACAACGCGACGCCTACCTTCGACACGCTACTTAGAAAAGCTACCGATAGGTTTAAGTTGCAACAGGACGACGCCAACTCCCTTAGAGAACAGAGAGCGGTCTCCACCCTCCCGTTCGACGTAGCCCCCGCTGAGTTCAGGACCGCTAAAGTAAGCGGGTGGATCGCGAACTTCGGGCGTAACCCTGAAGGTGAACTAGCTTCTCCACAAGATATAAGTGACGCAGTATCTGGAGCGATAGACACCGCGATTGGGGCGGTGAATACCAGCCCAGACTTACGCAGAGAGGTCAACAAGATTATCCTTGACGAGGTCTTGAACGACCCCACTCCTGAGATGAAGGGCATGGTTGATAACGCGAGTGCTGAAGACGTGTTCGGGCTGTTTACTTCATGGATGTCATCTGGAAACGGCGACACCAGACCATCTGTTAATAAGCTTGTGGACGCTATCGAGGATGAAGCACTCTCGACCAGCGGCACAGATTTTCTTAACGCTCTACTTCTCGTCAACTTCGCAACCCGCTCGGACGGTGCGAGCTACGAGAACTCTGATGCTGTAAAGGTATACCAAGCTCTGTTCACTGACGCCGTGGGGACACAGATCTCTATTGACGAGGCGAAGAACACAATGATTGCTTTAACTAAAGCAGTCCGCACCCACCTATCGAGATCTAACATCTCTGCCGCCGAGAGGGCAACCATCACGGCTGAGAACGAGGCTGATATCGAGAGACTGGGTCTTGAGAGTGGGAACCCTGACAGCGTCATCAAAGCCCTTAAAGAGGTCGCTAAAAATTCAGATAACCCGTCTCACAAAGTCGTAGCTGACCTGCTTCTGCGTGACACTGATTTGATCAAGGGGGTTAAGTTTGTGTTGGGGGAGACAACCGCCGACATCGCAGGCAAATACATCAAGGGGAACGACGGCTCGCACACTGTGTTTATCAACGTGACATCTGGAAACGGTCGAGGTCTCGTCAACACACTACTTGAGGAATACGTCCACGCATTTATTTCTGATACCACTTCAGCTACTGAGGCTCAAATCGCGGAGAAATCGTCTCAAGTCCAGACTACACTTAAACAGTTATCCGCTGTTTTCGACTTCGCAAAAGAGTCTTACGAATCGCAGAAAGAAAGAAGCGGACCCGTTCCGTCTCTTGAGAACGCTCTTGTCGATCTTAATGAGTTCACCGCTCAGTTCTTGTTATCGGAAGAAGTGCAGAAGCACGTTAGAGATCTCAAGCGTGACAAGGTTTCAATCTTTGATCGCTTCCTGATTAACCTAGCCATGCTGTTCCCTAATGTAGGTAGAGGGGCCGCCAAAAAAGTAGCAAAATCTCTTGGGGATGTTATCGACGTGGGTAGAAATACCCGCAAGACAACGCCCACCAACGCCAAAGCTTTGGGCGGTCAGATCGGTAATGCAGTGACGTTATACAGTTCACCAGTTGCCCAAACCGAGTCTCGGATGGAGAGGGCAGAGGCGTTGCGCGAGATGCAGCGCGAGACAGAGCAGGCACGTCTTGAAGCGAAGCGTCAGAAAGACGTGGAAGATGCTGAGAGATTCCTTGAAGGTGTTCCAGAGGCAGACCGACCTAAAGTAAGAGAACTATACAATTACATCAGGGGTCTGGTTCCGGTGGGTATAGACATAAAACTCACTACTGAGTCTGGCGGCAGTGCTGCCTTTGTGGACCCTGATTCTTCAGCGATCTTCATCAACCTGCCTGTTATGTTGAGCCAGACAGGCGACGTTAGTGATATCGCCGGACGCGCAATTGCTGGTGTTATAATCAACGAGGAGCTGACCCATAACGCCAGCTTCAACGCCTTGACCGACGAAGAGATTCAGAATTACATCAACAGTCTTTCTGACTCAGACTACGTGGACATCGCTAAAGAATACCTCGTCGGAAACGAAGGTGGACTTGCGACCATGCTGGCGAGACTTCAGTCATCTGACCCTCAAGTGGTCGCAGACGCCAAGTATCAGTTGGCGGAAGAGAAACTTCGTATGCACCTCCAGAAGGTCACACGGGGTTTCACTACTGAGGACGACACCCAATTCTGGAAATCAAAGCCTTCCTTACTTAGGATTCTGAATCGTTACTTTAGGGGGATCATCAACCGATGGGTCGCCAACCGTAAAAAGATCGGAGCCGCAGCAGATATCGCCCTCAATAAGTTGATTATTGAGATGCGAGCTATCGAGGTAGGTTTCGTCCGCCAGCCCACGAAGATGGCGTTCAATCCCGAAAACCCGATGGAGGCTTTCAGGATGTTCGGGACCGTGAATCAGGACTTCGTTGGTTTAGCGTCTGCTCCGGTAGAAGACGCTGAGTATATGGCGGCGGTCGAATCCGGTGACGTTGAGACACAGCAGCGCATGGTTGATGAGGCTGCTAAGAAGGCGGGGTATAACCCACTAATGAAGCTGTATCACGGCACAAAGAAGCGGTTTGATAAGTTCAAGAGTGACAGAGACATTAACAAGCTAATCTACTTTTCCAAGGATCGTGAGATGGCGGAAACTTACCCCCGTGGGTATGGCGGAAACAGAAATCCAGAAGCAGACGTTCAAAAAAGAATCGATGCTGCGAAGCAGGAGGGTAACGAATATGCTGAGGATGCGTTTGATAAACTAAGTGCCGAGTATGGGGACGACATTCCATCCAACCTTTCAAAGGAGGTCTTTGAAAAAAGAGCCGAAATTGAACGTGGTTTGCTAGATGGGATGACGATGATACAGGCACAGATGTCGATGGGTATACGTGTAATAGAAGGTTACGTTAGTGCAAATAAAATATTTGATCCATCTAATTGGAGGGAGTTCTCTGATGAAATCATGGAGTCCATCGGGGTCAAGTCAGAGTCTGAGATCCTCCCCCAAACGATGAGAATGATTGAGGGGGGAAGTTATATTGTCTGGGAGAACGACAAGGTAGTCGATGCTGTTCTCAGTAAGTATGACGCGATGACGATACAGGAGACATCTGGAGAGGAAGCCAACACTATAGCATTTAGAGACCCGTCTCAAATCAAATCCGCAGACCCTATCACCCGTGACGCTAACGGCAACGTGATCCCACTTAGCCAGCGGTTCGATGAAAGTAAAAGCAGTATCCTTTACTCTGCTCCGGTGGCTGGTGCTGAGTATATGGCGGAGGTGGATTTCCCACCCCCACCTAAACTACAATCTGGGTGGGGTTCAAACGCTGGGGCTATCCCTTCTGACCACAGTGCAGTAGGTAAATTAGTGAACGGCGAATCCGTTGGAGGCTCTGCTGGGTTACCTAAACAGATTCTTGATGATGCGAAGAATCCAAACAAGAATGTTAAGGTAACACTCTCTCACACCAACATAACGCTGGGCAGAAAAAGCAGAGAGTCTCAAGCAGACTTAGAGAAGTATCCTTTGGGTGTAATGCCCTTCTCGTTAGAGATCGGTGGTGCGAAGTATAATGCATTCAACGTCCGCATGGAGAATGCAGGTATCCCAAACCTCAACAAAACTGTCTACAGGAACTTCTTATCTAAAGGAAGTGCCAGCAAGTATGAGCTAACAAGTGACATGAAACTCATAGATGTGTTGGACTCAATCAATACTGCCGCAAAGAGAACTGGAGTAACTTCAGCAATCAACATGACTGACCTCAAGTTGACCAACCCTCAACTTAAAAACAAAGCACCTAACTCTCTGATACCTGAAGGAACTGTTGTGTATGCACAGGGTCCGAAGAATGTAATCGGTGGGCCGACAGGGGAACTAGTATCTGCTAATGAAGATATTGATGTTTCGGATATGAAGGAAGGGTGGGATGCCCTGTCATACAATCCTGCAATGGGCAACTATATGTATCGTGTGTCTACAGACACCGCAGGTAAGCCTGTCTTCGACACACAGAGTAAATTTGTTGGTGCTGATGAGATGGTCATGGTCAGTAACCTTGATTCATCAAGCACAAACCCATTTCAAAACTTCGCGATCTGGGTTAAGGGTGCGAGATACGAAAAGGTTGATCCACAAGTAGATCCTCCTGCTCACGAAACAATGAAGAGTTTGATTGATGAAAAACAATCAGACCCTACTCCACTCAAACCTACCCGTAACCTTTACTCTGCTCCGGTGGCTGGTGCTACTACACCCGCCGAGATCCCACCAGAAATCGCCAGTGCGAGTGATCCCATAGTCAAACACATCTACGTCAAAGAAGACGGGAAGTTTTACGAGAAGATCAAGAACGGATACATTAAGATACAGCAATCCCTCGACCAGTTTGAGGGAATGGCCGTCATGCTCCACCAACCTGACGGCGCGATGGCAGGCACACTGGAGGTCGAGGGCGATAAGGTCGTAGACGGCAAGGGAGGTGTTTACTACCCAGTCATGTTCGGTGACCAAGGGTATTTCTGGGCATCTACCAAGGACGCCGCCGTGAACATGGCGGAAAACCTTAACAAGATATCCAAGCGCAACAACGGAACTATTCTGATGGCTCTCACGTCCGCTCCCATCGAGAAGATGTTTAGCTCCACAACAATGGCTACGGGAGCGGTCAACCTGTTCGCCACTCTAGCCAAGAACCCCAAGAAGTATGGGATCACTGAGGCGGTCGTAAACCGTGCTATTGTTAACGCCAGTAAAGAGAGATTAGTTGTTAAAAAGAAAGACAAAGATACAGGAGTCGAGACGACCACCATCAAAGAATTTTCAAGGAAACTGAAGCTGAAAGACGGACTGGCTAAAAACATAGAGGAGATGAAAAAGAATCTCCACCCTGAAGAGTCAGTGTTCCCACAACGTGGTTCCTTTATCGCTCAGATATCGTCAGCAATAGCTGACAGCATGAAACTGCCGACAGTGGAAGTTCAGAAGAAGTTCAGCCCAAAGGAAAAAGCTGCTTTCGATAAAAAGAAAAATCAGGCTTTGAACATAGCTGATCTTCTGGCTGGTGACAAGAACCTATACAATAAAGGTAACATACCTCAAGGCAAACTCGCACAGGCATCAGTCATGCAGGGCATGGCAGATCTTTTTGCAGAGCCGCTGGTCAAGACCTTCCAGCAATTTCAGCAAATGGATAAGAAAGCATCTGGGCGGGTTTACGCTGTTCTCTCGATGAAGGGAGAGGTCGAAGCCGTCGAGACTGACTTCCATGACTCATACCCATATTCTATACGCAGCACTTCGGGTGAGACACCTGTAGTCCACGTTCTGAGTGAGTCCAACCTGTGGAAAGACGTAGTTTACTCGGCTAAGAAACCTAACCCCAAAAAAGCAGCCGACCCCTATGACGGCAACACAGATCCAATTAAAAAATCGGAGGAAGACAGCATCTTCCCACCGTCCGTTGGTGTTTCTCAACGCGAACTTATATTTAGAAAAGCGGACGAGGGAGTTGAGACCGTAAAACTACCTCTGTATTCAGCCCCCACCGCAGCCGCAGCCGCAGCCGCGCCGTCCGGCCAGCAGACAGGATCGAACATAGACTTCTCCGCAGTGGTCGATCTCCTTGAGATTCCTGTATACGAGACCGAGACCGGAAAGCCACAGAACTTCATCATGAAGTTCCTGAATAATGTGTTCGCTGGCGAGCTTCCAGAAGCCTTCCGCCGATTGATTCAGAACCGAGACGCTTACAAGCGACTTACTGAGGCTAACGTCGTCGCCTATAAACAGGAGATGGATAAACTCATTAAGGAGACCTACGGCGGATACGAAAACGCGCCGATGGAAATGATCGCTCTCGCGCAGGGACACTACACAGGTAACATGGTTACTGATGAAGTGCTTGACGCTATCGAGAAAGATTACGACGACGCACACGCCGACGCAGAGAATAAGCGCAAAGCAGGTGAGATCACTGACGAACAAGCTGACTCCTTAAAGGGACTCGCCCATAATGTTAGAACTGAAGCCACCGATAAAGCTTACGAAGATGCTCGCAAGTCTAGGGAAGCCGACCGCGACACCGCTCTGAGAGACCTCGCTAAGGACTCTCCAGAGCTAGCCGCTCACATTATCGACATACGGCAGAGGTTGATCATCCCGCTCCAGAAGAAACTCGTTGCTTCTGGCCTCGATAAAAATATTGGAGCCAAGATCTCTAAGACCGGAGGAGTCTACATTACCCGCAGTTACCGGATGTTCACCGACTCGTCTTACCTCCAGAAGGTGAGGGAAGATCCCGATTACCAAGATGTGAGGGACGCCGCTATGGAGTTCTTTGAGGACCAATACATAAAAAATAAGGCCAAGGAGCTGTTTGACGGTGGCATGGACGAGTCGCGTGCCAAGGTTGAAGCTCGCATACTCCTCGAAAGAGAGAACCAAAGCAGTCCACATGGATCATACGCGCAGGGTTCGCTTAACACCTTCTTGATGCAGTATGAGGAGGGCGGCAGAGACTCGACGACGACCACGCCTAAAGGTTACAAGATGATTGAGGACAACCTCAGACGCCGTAAAGAGCTGCCGGAGGCGATCCGAAATCTTCTCGGCGAAATCGGGTCAGAGTCCGGTATCGATTTGATTCTTCGGACTTACTCGACCGTCGCGACAATCGCGTCGCAGCAGGCATTCCTGAACCAAATGGTGAAATACGGCAAGGACACGGGCGTCATGGTCACGGTGAAAGAGAAGTTAGCTACCGCAGAGAGCCGCGCCAAGTATGCTAACTTTGAGGCCGCTAGATCGGGTGCGCCGAGTAAGAACGACCCCCTCTCAGGAATGCAGGTAGATCGTAAATTCAAAGAGCTTCTGGACGTTGCGCTCATGGACTCCCTCTCGATGGGATACGCCGACACAGCGGAGAAAGCTGTTAAAGGAGCTGTTGGTTTAGCCGCTAACCTTAGCGGTAAGGCGATGGCAGCTAAGACTCTAGGCTCCATCGGATTCTACTTACGTAACGGGATCGGCAACATATTGTTCGGAACCTCTCAGGGATTCTTCCGCTACGACAAGATGGTCTCTGAAATGTTGAAAGGAACTTATGACCTAAGACCTTTCAAAGACGGCGAGATTGACCCAGAGCTTAATGAGCTTATCGGCCTGAACATCAAGGGCGACGAACTCCGCGCCGGAGTTCTGAAAGACCTCCTGAACGGTAAGGTAACACCCGACGGCATCAGGAAACAGATCGAAGACTTAGGTGAAAAGACGAAACTCAATAAAGTCACTAAGGGTCTAGCGATGATTGAGAAGAAGGCGCAGGATCTATCCGCCGCTCTCGACGCCGCCTACAAGATCGCCTACTACAACCATGAGTTGGCAATCCTGATGGAAGCAAAAGCCGCCGACACAAGCACGGTCAAGGACGGCAAAGTGGGGGTCAACAACCTCGCCGCTATGAGCGACACGCAGATCAAACGTCTGGCCGCTCGCAAGGTAGTCATGACCTCACAGGCATACAGCCAAGCACCGCCAGCCGTCGCAGCGTTCACGAAGTCCGGTCTCGGCCTGCTGTTCGCCCCGTTCATCCGATTCAAGATGGAGGTTCCGCGGATCGTGATCAACACGTTCAAGCTCGCCAGTGAGGAGATCGCCAGCGGCAACCCTGTTCTGGTTCAGAGAGGTAAACTGAGAAGGGGATCAATGATCGGAACGATAGGAGTTCTTTCTTCCGCTCTCCCTATGGTCCTCGCCGCGCTATCGGGCATCGGGGATGAGGAGGACGAGGCAATGCGTGCATCCATTCCAGATTACCTCAGAGGGCATACGTTCTTCTATTACAGATGGAACGGTGAGCTGAAGTCGGTTGACCTGACCTACGTCAATCCATACTCGCTACTGGTCGATCCGTTCCTGCGAGGGTATGAGAACATCCGCAGAGGTGAGTTCACTGAAGCGGGGGCCGCCATCGCGTTAGGCTTGGTGAGGGATCAATACTTAGACGATCAGATCCTCTCGGGAGCAGTGTCTGAGGCACGCCGAAACCTTAACCCGTCAACGGGTAAACCAATTTGGAACAAGGGGGCCGATGGCCCGATGGAAGCCGGATCGAAGATCTTAGGCCACATCGCCAAGGAGGCATACGCTCCGCGACTCGGTAAGGATTTTTTCGAGGGATGGGCAACCGGATCTCTGAAGGGCATGACTCTTGAGATTATGGACGGCGCGATGCCGTTCCGTATCCATGATGTCGATCTCCAGAAACAGTATTCGCGATACCTGCTGGATCTGAACAATAGGTTCAACAACGTGAAGAGCGGACTCAACGCGGTGAAGCGTAACGTCCCTATGAGCGACGGAGATGTAGCGGACATCATCGATGAGAACATCGAGGATCGACGCCTCCTTAACTACGAACTGATGCGGATCAATAAAGGGTTCGCCTCTCTCGGACTCACTAACACCGACCTCCTCAAGGGGATGAAGGATAAGAAGCTGGGTCGAGATCGGGTCGCTCTACTGAGTAAAGGATACATGGACAGGCCGTCGTTCAAATACATTATCGAGAGTCTGCTCGACCCAAGGACTGATGAATACGGCAGGGCGCGAGCGCAGCAGATCTACGACCACGCCTCAAAGATCAACCGCTACATTCCTGTCCGGCCTATTACAGAATCTGAGTAGAGCTTGCGTGGATTAACCTATGATAGTAAGTGGGAAATTTCTGGGCGGTTTTTCCCACTTATTTCTAGGCACAAAAAAAGGAGGCAGGGATTTCTCCCTACCTCCTTCGTGCTATGAATAAACAAGTCACTTCACTAGAAGCGACGGGTGCATCCAATCAGGCGGATACCGCCTTGTCCATCTCGAATTTGGAAAAACCTTTAAACGGTAAAACTCCCTCACCTTATCTATTTCATCAGGAAAGAAGATATGATCAGGATCTACGGGCGGGAGGCTCAGAGAGTCCATCTTCTCTCTGGCCCTGATCAAAGGCAGGCTGTCCTCGATGCGGACGGGTTTGTGGAATCGATAGTAAAGCTCATGAGCCGCCGCGTTTCCATGTTCAACGACCCATTTTAAGTTCGTGAGACTTGAACAGCCCCACCGGATATACGGGTCGCGGTGCTGTGTGCGATTCTCAGCGGCTTCCGCGAACACTTTCTGGGTGAATCTCACGGTCTTTCGCAGGTGACGGTCGCAGAGATTGCTCGCTGCCTCGTCGGGATTTGTGTCGGTGAAGTAGATCATGACCTCCTCCCTTTCTTCCTATCGGCACGGGCCTTGAGTTTCTCGATGCGACGAGCTTCCGATTTGATCATGCTCGCGGCGATGACGATGACGATCAGAGGCGTGGCCAGAATCAGGCCGACGATTTCTAGGTTACTCATCGGACTTCAGGTCGTATGGGGTTGGGAATTGCTTTTCGAGGAACACCTCGATGTTTCCGATCACCGCCAGAAAGGCGATGAATATGATGGCTCCTATGAGCCAGTCTATTAGTTTCTTTTTCATTGGTATTAGTTTCTTTAGTTTTAGGGTTAAAATTATCGACGCTCGTTTTCTTCTCTTTCAACAAAAGATTCCAGAGCTTCGACTGCGTCCTCGAAAGGAGTGTGGTCACTCTGATCTCTGTCTTCTTCATGCCTCGACTTACACCAGCGAGCATACTCTGGAGATACATTCGTGTATTCCAGATCCTCACCGAAGACAGCGAAGTCATGCCATCCATTCATCCCATGCCGTTGGCCACTCAACTGAGTAGCTGCCTGAGCGGCGAGTCAGTTGTCGCTTGAGTTAAGGTCGAACGTGTCTTGAGGGTCTTGGGTCTTCGCGAACTCCAAGAGTTGTTTATTCGTTATTTTCATCAGTTTTTTTTTGTTCATAAGAGTCTTCATGACTCCTGAATGGTGCGCCCTGTATCATCTACAGGGCGCACTGGTTCAGGGTTCAGGGTAGTGTAGCGGACGGTGAGCGAAGCCCCTACCGTTTCCAGATCATCCGCGCTTTCGATTATACCCTCCTCGATTAAATTGCGTAAAACAATATCGACAACATGGGGAGCCTCTTCTTTCGAGAATCTGCACTCCAGTTCACGTTGTCGCCGGAATAGTCTTAACCGTTTAATAGTATCGATAGGATTATCCATTGGATTAGTTCAGGGTTAATCCCAACGGTCGAAAACGACTCGACCGTTGGGGGCGACGAGGGTCGCATTCAAGAGGACGGGGACGCCCTCGACTCCCTCACGGGAGCGGGTGATGGTTCCCTCCATCGCGACTGCCTTCTTAGGCGAGGGCGAGAAGCAGGTGACGGTCTCGCAACCGTAATCATTATTGCCGCCGAATGACGGTGGGAGCGATTGAAGCTCCGTCTGTGTGTATCGGTATTGGTTCATACTAGTTTTCTGGTTTATCACGTAACTGATTCACGACTCGCCATATCGGGAGCGCGACTCGATCATCGGATTTGTCTACTTCATTCATGAGGTCTTGGATGACCTCCTCTTTTTGCCGGAGAATGTATCGCCGCAAGTCCCGCAATTTCGGGAGATACGCTCTGCTTTTCCGTAGCCTTTGGCTCGCGGTGTCAGGGTTCACTTTCATTTTAATGTCGGCGATGGCTGAGATCTCGATGTATTGATCGAGTCGGGATCGACTGACTCCGAGTTTCTCCGCGAGATCGATGCCGAAGATTGCCTCGCCGGTTTCGATGTAATGATGGGCGATGGCATCGGCCACTCGCTCCGGATCTATTTTTGTCTTATTCATTTTTCTGGTCTATGGTTTTAGCAGGATTGATTTGATCAATCCAACTATGCCCCCGCCCGAAGGCGGGAGCAATGTTGGACCTCTGCTATTTCTCTGGATACATGGTCGCGACCTCTCCGAATTTGTAGTGCGGGAGGTAGTAGCCATAGTCGAGCCAGAGAACCGGAACCGATGGCTCCTCGACCTCCGGCCAGTCGGAAGCAAATCCATCGGTGATGTAAACGATTCCCTTGGCATCGGGCGCGTTCTCCTCGACCCAGTCGAAGGCTGGCTTGAACAGCGTTCCCCAGCCGCCGTGAAGCTCACGGTCAACGGGATCGCCAGCGTTTAACTCCTCGTGATGCCGGACGATGTAATCGACATGAACGACGTGGATCTTTTTCGGCGCGACATCGGAAGACAACGTCTCGATCTGATCGAGAGCGGAGGTGACGAAAGGATCGTCGTTCACTACCGATCCGGACGTGTCGATGATCACGACAAGCTCGCCGACATTGCGGCAGGATCGCTCATCTTCGACCAGCCCAGTGCCGGAGTAGAATGAGGCATCGATGCCATCATACTCGCCTCCGGCGATGGAGGACGATAGCCATTGCGAGAGGTGATCACGCCAGTCGATTTTCTGGAACTGATCGCGAGCATCGGCCACTGCTTTCGAGAGGGAATCACTGCCGCCGATTCCGGCGATCTTATCCATCTCATTCTGAGCGGCGTTCTGCTCGATAGTCTCATTGACTGAGTGATCGAAGTCTTCGACCGTCTCATCGCCTTTGAGATCCGGATCGAAGAAATCTCCGTCATGAATGTCGGAGAGATCATCGGGATCGGAAGGCTTGCCGCCGCTGTCGCTGTCGCCGCTGTCGCCGCTGTCGCCGCTGTCGCCGCTGTCGCCGCTGTCGCCGCTGTCGCTGTCGCCGCTGTCGCTGTCGCCGCTGTCGCTGTCGCCGCTGTCGCTGTCGCCTTGCTCCTCCTCCTCCTCCGGCTTGTCGGCCAGTAGGAAGTGATACAGTGACAGGGCATCGTGGCCATCACTCAGAGCGTGGTCGAGGTATGCTCCCTCGATGATCGGGAATGGCACGAGGCCGACCGTCTCACGATTGATCTGATCGATCAGGGCATTGACCAAGTAATCGACCGCGATGTTTGCAGTCTTCCGGTAAGCCGACCGGATCGGATGATCGGGCCAGCTTGGCCAGTCCTTCAGGATTAAGGAACAGGGTGCGGGAATCAGTCGCGCCGTATGGCGTGTCCGATGTCAGCACTCGCGGCATCGAGAGGTAAGATTGATACCCCAGTCCGCCATACTGGCGGAGTCTTCTTTCAGCCTTTTTGACCAGCTCCAATAAAGAGGCGGAGAGTGTCAGGCTTTGTTGCTTATTCATATTATCAGTTTCTACTTAGATTCCAAATCCGGCGAGGACGTTTTCGGCCTCCGCCTTCACGGCCTTTGCCTTGTCGGCGTGGGCCTCTCTATCGGCGGCAGTGGGAAGGTCTTCCTTCTTGGCTGCCAGCCCCTCAAGCTTGGTTGCCAGACCGGAGAGGTCCGGCAGGCCAAGCCAATTTTGCTCACGCATATCGGCGGCGGCGGCCACGACCTTGTCGAGCCGCTCCTGCCGGAGCCGCTTGCCATCGACAAGCTGGCCGATGGTTTCGGTCAGCTCCGAAATGCAGGTCCGGATCGGCTGGGCATGGGCGGCGCGGAATTCATCCTGCACCTTGGCATTGTTTGCCCGAAGTCGGGCGGCGACCTCGCCGCTTACTTGATCGAGGACGGCGTTTGAAACGCCACTGTCAACCGACCGGAATTCCAAGTCGAATCCAAAGTCGGCGAGGAATTCCTCGCGGCTTGGAACTTCGACCTCGAATCGGAGATTGCCGATCTCTGCCAGTCGCTCCCTGATCAGGGAATCGTATTGATTCCCGATCTGATCGAGGAGCTTGTCGAGGTTTGACCTACGGGCGTCGAACTCTTTCTGGATGCCCTCGACATCGGCGGCCTTGATATAGGTCGCGCCGTTGATCTCATCAACGGCCAAGCCTTTGGAGAGTTGCTCTCCGGTCACGCCGACCTTTCCCTTTCGGAGAAACGGAGTCATTCCGTTAATTAGTTTGAAGGCTTCTTTCACCAGCTCCGACTTCACAACTTTGACGGAAGGTGCGTTGACCTCCGCCTCATCGACTCCGGCACGGCGGCAGAGGTCAGTGAGTTGTTTCGGAAGTGAGCGGGTCAGTGATGGTTTCGCGGTGGAAACCTTGGCAATTAGTATTGAATTCAATTCTTTCATGGTATTGGTTTTTCTAGATTAGAGGTTAAGGTTCTGGAGTTGAGCTTGCGCTCTGTGAAGCTCCAATGGTATGCCAGCCGCCTTGGCGGCGGAGAAGGACCAGATTCTCATTTCCGGTCCGAGTGGGAGTAATACCCGCTCGATGATCGGATCGAGGTGGCCACCGGCAACGGCGGCCTCCGGATCATTACCGGCAAGGTCAATCGCTCTCCTGATTGCACAGTGAGCGATGGCGTATCGATCCTGCGGCGATGTCGGCAGTGATGCCTCGCCTTTCAGGATTGACTCCATCAATGGCAAGATCTTCTTGGCCAGCGATAAGAACGCCGTGCAAGCATCGGCGGCGGACTGGCCGACCTTCGATGCCAGAATCAAATTCTGCAATGCCGGATCGGCTGGCCATGCCGGACTGGCTTCCACTGCGAGAGCGGCGGACCATTCACGGGGCTGTGGGTAAGGCTCGCCGCGCCAAGGTTTCGGCGGGGCGGGACAAAAGAAGTCGGCGACTTCCGATCCGGCCTTGGCGGCGTAGCCAAGGAAGGCGGCTATCGGACTTGCGGCGGCACGTTCACCTTCGTGATCGGCCCACGACTTGACAGTCGGGAGCCATTCGATGGAGGACGATCTGCCGACGATCGGAGCCTTGCCAGTATTGCTGGCGGCGGCGTCCTCCCGACGATTGCCAGTCAAGACCACGAACGTGCCTTTCGGAAGCTCATGACTGCCGACTCGCGGCACGCCATCCGGCGACTTCAATCCATGAAAGAGACACTGTATGCTTTGCTCCCAGCTTTCAAACTCATCTAGAATGATGAGATATGGATCATCGCCGACATCCTGCCGGAGCGGCAGGTCAATCGGCTTGGTCCGCCAGCTTTCGCGGCTGGCGGCATCGGGCATTAACTGGCCGATCACTTGTGATGGCAAGCTGCCGGAGAAGTTGACCAGTTTGACACGGTCGGCATCGATGCCGAGAGCCTTTGCCAGCTTGGCGGCCAGCGTGGTTTTACCAGCTCCGGATCTGCCAAGTATCCGGAGGAAGTTATCTGAGGCGAGAGCGGCCTTGGCAACCGCTTCTATCTGATCGACCGTATTGGCGGTCGGGGTATTGTTTGCTTTCATAGCTGACAGCTTCCGGACTGGCCGGAGGCTGTCAGCTATGCCCCGCCGAAGCGGGACTGCTTTTAGGATTCACTTTTTAGGAAGGGCCATCGACTCCAATAGGCGGCGATGTGCTTCATTCTGGAAGCGTCTAAGCTCGGTGACATCGAATCGATAGATGCCTGATTGCGGGCATTGAGTCGCGGCTTCGGCGATCATTCCGTAGTGATCCCAGAACTCAGAATCGGTCAGTGTCTTGATTTGCTCAGTAGTTAGTTCAATATTTAGTTCATTCATAGCTGACAGCTTCCGGACTGGCCGGAGGCTGTCAGCTATGCCCCGCCGAAGCGGGACTGCTAGTGAGTTGCATGGTTATATCCGCTCCTCCAAACATTCGTTCAGCTTGCCCCTATCCAATCGCTCTCTCTTGGTCATGGCGGATTGAATGAGGCGGGATCGTGGCGGACCCTCACTGTGTGATCTCCGACCGGACCCTCTCTAGAGCTGCTCCGATCTTATGGTTTCCAGTGGGGCATTCGCGCCGCTGGCCGCTGTGGTCCTTCCATCGCTGTAGCGTTATGGTCGGTTTCCTTTGGCGGTCGGTTTCTCTTCTCTCATGATATCCGAAGGTCTCTTAATCGTGGCGGCTTGGTAGCGGCTCAGACTCGACGGGGAATCGGGAGAGAGGAGATTGGCGGGGCGATCCATGATCACTTGCCCCTCCTCATCCAGACTGGCCTAACTTGGGCTGTTGCTCTCGGAGCTTGCTGGGCGGCTGACTCACGTCAACCTGCCGCAACGGTAGTCGTATCTCGTTTGCTGGTCAACTTCTTTTCTCCTCTATTCTTCAGTTTCTTTTCCCTCTGACTCGACAAACTCCCTAATCCCTTACCACTCAACGGCTATTCCTGTTCCGGCTGCCCCTCAAAAAACACCACTATATAAAGGCAAAGTTTTGAACACCCTTTCCACTGTTCAACAGAACAGCGAATCGCTCAGGATCGCGTTTTGAAAAGAAATTGAATACCAGTAGCCGGATGGGGGCAAACGCTCTCAGATCGCATCTGAGGGCCAAGAAAAGGAATTGACCTATTGCAAGCACAATCGAATCTTTTTTCGATAATCAAGAATCGGGATAAGGGAAGCAGGGAAGCGGGAAGCGGGAAGCGGGAAGCGTGGCCCAGCCCAGCCCAGCCCAGCCCAGCCCAGCCCAGCCCAGCCCAGCCCAGTCCAGTCCAGTCCAGTCCAGTCCAGTCCAGTCCAGTCCAGTCCAGTCCAGTCCAGTCCAGTCCAGTCCAGTCCAGTCCGATGCATATCAAAGCCGCGCCGCCTCGCTGATCCGCCGACACCTGATTCCCTGATCCCCTCATCATGAATCCCGCTTCCCTGATCCCTCTCCACTATTCACGCATCGTGGTATCGTGATGTGATGATAGTGATAGTGATTCGGGGTTCGGGGTTCGGGAGACGCCACCGGTAGGTCTCGACTTTTTGGACGGAGTCCATCATGTATATATGTGTGTTTAGAAAAAAATTGACGGGGGTCTGGCTTTCGACTAGAGTTGGGCATGGCTAACTACGACCCAAAAAAGAAGAAGGAATACTATTTGAAGAATCGGGAAAAGAGGCTCGACTACCAAAATGAGTATTACCGTAAGACAAAATACAGCTACTCTCGAAAGTTGGAGGTGGCGAAAGTCCTAGAACCGGAGGAATATGAGGCGTTTAAAAAACGTGTAAGTAGTTACAACAAAGAGTATTACAGCAAAAACAAGACTAAAATCATGGAGAAAAGACGTGCTAGAAAAGCGGCACTAAAACCCCAATAAAAAACTTTTCTTCTGGGCCTTTAGTACCCCTCTATATATAAAGGAGTACTAAGAGCCTCAGAGAAAAGTTTTTTTACCGATATGGATTACCGGAAAAACAGCATCTAAATCCAGAAAAAAAAACTTTTCTTCTGGACCTTTAGTACCCCTCTATATATAAAGGAGTACTAAGAGCCTCAGAGAAAAGTTTTTTTTACCACTTTCGACATGACCGAACACATAATACCCGAAAATTGGATACCCATTGAAGGAGCGTCCCATTACGCCCTGACTGATGACGACTACGTATACAACCTGAAAACCGATAAGAAGTTAAAGCGGTATTGGAGCAACCTTAAACACCACTCTTACGTTACTGACGACGAGGGCGTATACAGGCTGGTAAACCACGGCAACCCGTCTGTAGCCCGACACGGTCTACCAGACGAGGAGTTCGTAGTGGTATCCGACTACCCCGATTACAAGGTAACGCCTTACGGAGCCGTCTGGAAGTTCCAGAAGACTGGGAATCGCCATCGAGGAAACCCCTTCTTAGTACATACTAAGGACTTCGGTAAGAAAGAATACGTTCGACTCAAGACGGAAGATGGTCGCGCCCACTGGGTGCGGATGGAGAAGATTATGGAGGAGGCTTACCCCAATGATTGACATTACGCGCCAAACCAATATACTCGCCAAGTATGTCAAACTTAATTGACTTAGACGGCCTCGACTTAGGGAGCCTCGATGAGAAGGGTAAGCCTGTCGAAACACGTCTCAAGGATGTAAAAGCCGCCGTAGGTATTTTTGCAACCTTGCTCCGCGCAGACGAGAAGTCCGCCGTGAACCGCTCGCGGATCGACAGTATGTTCGACGGCGTCGCACCCTACAACGAATCGCAGTTAGCGGCCAGTGGTCAGGGACTCAAGACCAACCTGAACTTCGGAGAGGCGCAGCGTCTGCTGGATATCTCTCTTTCGGCCTACGTTGACCTCTACACCTCTCTGGAGCGTCTTGTGGAGGTAAAGGCTACGACAGGCGAGCGAAGCGAAGCAGGGCCGAAGGAGGACATCGTAGCGCAAGAGCTTACGGATCTCTTCCGACGTTGGCCGGAGTTCCACAGTAGCTACCTCCGCCTCTGCACACAGTTCATCAAGCACGGAGTAGGAGTCGCCTACTTTGACTCTCCAGAAGACTGGAAGTTCCGCGTCGGCGGCTTCGCTGACATTCTGATTCCCCGCCAGTCGCAGGCATCGGAGAACTCAATCGATATCGCGGTCGGACGCCGCCAGTATCAGCTACACGAACTATACCACTTTATTAAGAACGAGAAGGCCGCTAAGGCTGTCGGCTGGAACGTCGAAGAGGTCAAGCGGGTCATGATGGAGAACGTCAAGACCTCGGGCCGCGCCTACACGTCCGGCAACACCTACTCTGATTACGAAGCGTTGCAGGCAGAGATCAAGAACAACGATCTCTACACCGGCATCCAGAACCCTACCGTTGACGTGCTGCACTACTGGGTGCGCGAGATCGACGGTAGCGTGAGTCATTACATATCCGCTGAGTCCAGTCCTAAAGATTTCCTCTACAAGAAGGTCAGTCGCTACGATACCCCTGAACAGGCGTATATCTTCTTCACTTATGGAGTAGGTAGTAACGGCACTTATCATTCGATCAGAGGACTCGGCCAGCGGATCTTCTCCCACATCCAGACCAGTAACAGGCTCCGCTGTCAGCAGATTGACGGCGCGATGCTGGCGTCGGCTGTTATGATCCAGCCGGAGAACCAACGCTCGCTAGACGAACTCAGCTTCACGTTCTACGGAGCGTATGCCGTGATGTCACCGAACGTGAAGATCGTCGAGAAGGCTATCCCGAACTTAGGAACAGCGGTTCAGCCAGCCTTGCAGGATCTCACTCAGCAGTTGAACCTCAACACTGATACGATGTCGCCGTATGGTCCGAACCAGACCTCGCCATACAAGAACAAGATGCAGGTGGTAGCGGACATGGATGTCGCTACAAGGATTAGTGGTTCAACGCTTAACCTATTCTACTCAAGTTGGACTCGCCTGATGCGCGAGATGGTCCGCCGTATTGTTCAGGTCAAGCGGCCTGACGCGGCGATTAAAGATTTCTTCGACCGCTGTGAGAAGCGGGGCGTAGAGAAAGAATTCATTAAAAAATTAGATGTCGCACAGACCAAAGCAGTTCGTTCCATTGGCAATGGATCGCACGCAAACAGACTCGTCTCGCTTCGCGAGCTTCAAGGGATTAGTGGCCAATTCGACGACGTTGGTCGCCGTAACCTTACTCGCGACATCGTTAGCACTCGTGTCGGCCACGACCTCGCGGATCGCTACGTTCCGGCACAAGAGTCGGAGAGACAGACGGTAGATACCAAGATCGCGTATCTTGAGAACCAGCAGTTGCAGCAGGGCCAGCAGGTTCCTGTTGTCTCCAGCGAGCTACACGGCCAGCACTTGCAGTTGCACGTCCCGCTGTTGCAGCAGTTCATTCAGGCCATCAACGAAGGCCAAGCAGACCCGCAGCAGGTTCTTCCGGCGTTGCAGGCACTCTACCAGCACATTTCCGAGACCGCCCAATACGCATCCGGTGACCCTGCATTGGGGGCCGTGGTCGGAAACGCCAAGCAGGTTCTCCAGTATGCTGAAGAGGCGATCAACAACACCATGAAGGCGTTGGAGAAGATTCAGAGAGAGCAGCAACAGCAGCAGCAAATTTCTGAAGATGGTGCTGGACAGCCTCAGATGTCTGAGGTAGACATGAAGCTACAGAAGGCGCAAGTCGATATGCAGATCACGCAGCAGAAGGCTGAACTAGACATGGCTATCAAGCAACAGAAGTTCGACCAAGAGCAAGCGATCCGCGACGCGCAAGCCGCCTTGAAGTTTCGTGAACAAGAATAATGCCAGCTAAAAAGAAAGCCACGGTTCCCATTAAACTGGAACACTGGTTCAACGATTTAAAGTCAGTCACAAGGCTCAAGGAGATCATCGACGACCCTACCTTGCAGCAGGCTATTGCTATTTTGAAAGAGGCTTCTGGCCCAACGGTTACGTCGTTGGATGCAGACCCGCAAGCGAACAGCCATAAACTGGCTTGGTATGCGGGATACAGGGACGCCTTTAATGATCTGGAGAAGCTGACTCATCGGCCCTCCAACACTAAAACCAACCAACCAGACGAATGGACGCACCTGTAGAAGCAGCCGTAGAGGCCACCGAAGCCGTAGAAGCACCAACTAACATCGACGCCTTGCCGGACGCCGCTGAACCCTCTTCCTTTGAAGCCTCACTGGAAGCCGCTTTCGCGAACATGGATCAAGCAACCACCGATCCCGAACCCCCTACCCCTGACCCTGAACCAGAATCAGAATTAGTGGAGCAGGAACCAGAGGTTCAGGATACAGATCCGATTGAGAGCCTGACCGACAACATCGGTGACGAGTGGACTCCTAAAGCGGCAAACCGTTTCAAGGAACTCAAGACTGAGTTGAAGACAAACCGTTCTGAGTTGGATATGTTGAGGCAGCAGTCCACAGAATACCAGTCAAAGATTCAGGAACTGACGGGACTCGTTGAGAATAAAGATGTTGAGCAGCTACAAGAGAGGCTCGCGCAGTATGAGCAGCAGCAGGCTTTGACTAATCTGGAGCAGACACCTGCTTACCATCAGGCGGTATCGCAGCCACTGGAAGCACTTGTAGAGCAGGCTGACCAGATCGCCGACAAGTATGAGGTTGATTCCGACGCCCTGATCGACGTGCTGTCGCTGGACGACCCGCAGGAACAGGAAGAGCAGTTATCTGAGCTTATGCCGAACGCCAGTGATCGGGACAAGGCTAAGATCTACCGGATCATGGAGGACATCGATCCGATCTTGCAGCGGAGAGAACATCTTTATTCTAACGCCGACGCTGCATTGGCAGAGGCAAAGCAGTTGGAGGAGCGGCAGCAAGCCGCTAGCGCAGCGGAAAATGCCCAGCTTCGGCAGAACATCACAAGGAATGTTGTTGAGCGTGTCCAGCAGAAGCTACCGTTCCTTAGCGGAATCGACGGCCTTGATATGTCGTCTATCCAGCAGAAGGCGTCCGAGACCGATCCCTCTGTCATGCACCCTGTTGACCATGCCTACAACGCGGTATCGGCCCAAGTTTTTCCGACTGTCGTGAGGCAGTATCTGGAGATGCGTAAGGAAGTCGAGTCGCTGACTGATCGTCTAGCTGAGTATACGGATGCGGAGCCAGCGATGTCTGGTCAGACGAAAGCCTCGATGACCAGAGCCGGAGTATCGGACAACGCGAGCTTTGAGGAGCGCGTGAACGCTGCTTTGGGCGCGGTGTAATAAAATTTACCTAAATTCACATATAGGGGCCAGCATTAAGCTGGCCCCTTTTAGTTATGGATTACTACGAGGCATCCCTACTCGCCGTTATTTCGCTGCTGATACTGGCGGCTCTCACGTCTGAGCGACCCCGTTGACAGATCGGCATACGGTGTTAAGATTCTCTTATCAGTTAGGTTGCTCTAGCCTTTGAATAGTTCTAAAAAACGACTGATAAAGCACATAGAAACTCCGGTTGCTCTAGCCATTGTATAGTTCTAAGAGATTCGTCCTAAACTCTTTTAGTTTCCGACCCCGTTGGCCGGAAGCGCAAACCTTTATTATTTTAGAACAATGTCTACATTTGATGTAGGTTCCGATGGAACCACCGCTATTAACACGATCCTCGCCGAAGAAGCTAACCGCATCGGCAAGGATATCTACTCACGCACGCTCCACACCTCTCCTTGGTTGGACCTCACTAAGCAGTCCGCATTCGCTGACGGAATGGGATACCAACAGACCACGCTCATTTATGACCGTGCAATTGCTAACCACACACCATCTGGCGGTTCCTTAACCGTTGGAGCTGACTGGGGGGCTGTCGGAAACCAGTTTTCTGCTACCAGCCTTCCTGTAGGCCAGATCGATGACGCCGCACAAGACGTGCAAGGTGGACGCGGAACTGGCGGACCATCTGCCGCAGACGACAAACGCTCGTTTGTTAATTTCAACAAGAAGCTCAAAGCGTTCAGCCTTGAGCGTGCTGTAATCGAGTCTCCACGCATCTCGCTTGAAGACCTACGCTTCGCCGCACACCGTCAGGACCAGCTCCGTGCCATCATGGACATCATGACTCAGGTCACCCGCAACACTTGGGAGACCCGCTACCGTGATGAGTTTGATAAGGTTTCAGCTAACTTACTCGTCTGTAAGAGTTCTGGCTCTGCCGTTACCGATACCCACGAAGGTTCCCCAACTTCCGGCGAAGCTGTCGGCGACGCTGAAATCACTGCTAACATCTCCAACGCCGTTCTGGACAAAGTCTATTTCCGACAAGTCCGCGCAGGTGCTGGTAGCAATGCTTACGGTCGTGAGAACGGTCGCCCAGTCTTCGCTCTCGTCCTTTCTTCTGAGGCTTCTTACCAGCTCCAGACTGAGGCCGGATTCCGCGATGACGTTCGCTACAACAACGCTAAGGTCAGTGACCTGATCGCCCCACTTGGTGTGGAGAAGTCCTTCCGTGGATTCTACCACCTCGTTGACGATCTGGCTCCACGCTTTAATGATGACACCACTTCCAGCGGGTCAGCTATTGTGGCAGTCGAGCCTTACACTGTCTCCGCTAGCGGAATCGCGACTCCAAACGGAGCTTACGAATCAGCTACGTTTGAAGCAGCTTTCGTTCTTCACCCTGAAGTTTGCGAAGCTCAGATCCCTAACCCACTTAGCGGATCTAACGGACTCAGCTTCGACCCTGTCAACTACCGTGGTAAGTTCGACTGGAAGAACATCGCCAATGAGATCACCAACCCTGACGGTTCCATCGGATTCTTCCGTGGTGTTCTCGCCAGCGCAACCAAGCCCATCAAGACTGAGTTTGGTTATGTGATCCTCTTCAAGCGTGACTCCAGCACCCCTGCTGCTTAATTAATCTAGTTAGGTAATGTTCCCGAAATCTGTTTCGGGAACATTACTTAGCGTAACACTTATAGAATTATGCCAACACTAGACGACGCACCGATTGTTGAACAACTGGTAATTTCTGGAACTTCTGGCGGCGCATCCCCCGTACCGCTGGTGAATGGAGATTCCAACGCTCCTACCGAAATCGCTAAAGCTGACCTGATCCAAGTATTCGATGCCTCGGAACAGAAAGTTAAAACCATTACCGTTCAGGCATTCGCAATTTCACTCGGAATTGACTTGTCTTAACCCCGAATCCCGATTCACTTAACATGAACCCCGTTGCCTGTCTCTAAAACGGGCAGCGGGGTTCTTTTTTACGGAAACAATTATTATGTCTACAGAACAGTTATTTAAAGAATTTTTAAAGTTCTACAATACGATGAACCCCGCGGGTATGGGAGCTACCGGAGCGGCAGCATTATCAGCAGAAGAAGAAGAAGAAGCAGCACAAGGTGATTCTTTTTCTGATATCGTCGAAAAGCGAGCATCAGCCCCTGACTCTTTTGAAGCGAGGGTAAGAGATGGTATGAATACTATGAAACAGAATTCTCGCGCACGCGAAGAAGCTGACATCTTTAAAGCGAGGGTAAGAGATGGTATGAATACTATGAAACAGAATTCTCGCGCACGCGAAGAAGCTCTGCTAGCGGACGCTGAACAGGATGACACCGAAGCATTTGATAAACTCTTTGGAACAGTCGGAGGAGAAGTTGGTCAACCAGCGGAAACCCCTACTCTTGAAGAGATGCAGTCTCGTAACGAAGAGTTTGGTGATTCCTTCGACTTCATGGAAGGCTCTGAGGAATATCCTGCTGGTCGCGATAAAAAATCTGACCGTAAGGCTGAACGTAAGGCTAAACGTAAATCTAAACGTAAAGGCAAAGGCAAAGAACCGCTTATCGCCACTGAGGCAGGCCGCACGATTGACGAAATTGGCGCACCTGAGCGTGGCTTAGGTGATTACGCAGCAGATGCGATGGCTGAAAGTGCAGAGCCAGCTCCTGAAGTGGACTACAGCGATCAGGCTATTGCTCTGTTCAAGAATACTCATGGAACCTCATTCGATCCAAAGTCCCGCACGGACAGAGGAAAGCTTGAGAAGATGAAGTCTCTGCTTGCAGAGCGGGGTGGTATGGGTGAAATGACCGATAACCAATTTGCTTTACAGTTTTATCGTGAATATCCTTAATATTCTTAATATCTAATCCAAGCCCCGCTACCTGCCCTCGAAACGGGTAGCGGGGTTTTTAACGAAGTTTATCATGGCCGCCGATAATTTAACACCTAGAGAACTCGCCCTTAAAAATTCGATGGGGCAACTAAGCCCGAAAGAAAAAAAGACGTGGATGGAGGTTGTAAATAAACGGATAAGCGACCAAGCTGGTGATTCTAAACAAGCTAAACCAGCCGCAAAAAAGAAGGCTAAACCAGCCGCAAAAAAGAAGGCTAAACCAGCCGCAAAAAAGAAGGCTGAAAAAACCCCTACAAAAAAAACTGTCAAGGATATTGACCTTAAAAAGAAAAGTAAGCCAGAAACCAAAAAAGAGAAAGCAGAGAGGCGGCGAATGCTGCGAGAGCAGGAAGCTAGAAGAAACCCTGAGCAAGCACGGAAAAACGAAAAGGCTAGGAAAAAAGCAGATAAGATCAAAGAACAAGCAAAAAAGATCGGAGAAAATAGAAAACCAGCGAAAATGCAGGCTAGGTCTGCAAAGCCGCCAGCCGCGAAAATGCAGGCTAAACAAGCTAAAAAACCACCCGCGAAAATGCAGGCTAGGTCTGCTACGGAACCAGCCGCTAAAACGCAGGCTAAACCAGTCAAACCTGAGCCTAAAATTGAAAAGCTCAAGCCCGAAAAACCAAAGCTCAAGCCCGAAAAAGATATAGATCTTGGTCCTGACAAATCAAAGTCTAAAAGAGCTAAAGCACTTTTAGGTAAAGGTGCTAAACAAATACTTAAAAAAGTAGCCGCCCCTTTAGCAGTTTTAGACGCCGCTCATCTGGCGATATCTGAAGACGCGAAGCAAGGAGCCAAAGACGACTTCGATGCTATGGGCGACGATACCGCTGCTTTGAGAGCCGTTAAGTCCGTCCTTGAACCCGCTGATACTATCTATGCCGCAGTATCTGCTTTAAGGGATGCGGGTGCTAATGTTAGCGAACCTGATTTAGACCAGATTAGGCTTGATACCGCAGTGAGAGGAGGGGAGCGGCGACGAGAGTTAGAAAAAAGGTATGCGGCCATGTCTCCTGAAGAACAGGCGGTATACGACGAAAACAGAAGTGCATACAAAGAAAGTCAGCGAGCGAGGCAATTAAAGAGAGTAATGGAAAATAGGGCCGCAGCTAAAAGGAGAGTCGAAAACAAGAACTCTACTACGCCACTTCCTGATGACGGCAGTGAATATTTTTTCCGTGATAGAGAAGGTCGGGGCGGTTATTATACGCCAAAAGGATATCTTGAGGAGACAGAATATATTGCCGCCGCTGAAGAAGCTGCCATTGCGAAAGCCGCCGCTGAAGAAGCTGCCATTGCGAAAGCCGCCGCTGATAAAGTTGCCGCTGAGGAAGATGCCATTGCGGAAGCCGCCGCTGAGAAAGCCGCAGCAGCAGCATCAGAAGCAGCAGCAGAAGCATTCCGAATCAAACGAAACCCGTTCCATAAAGCCGAACAAGTCATAAAAGCCAGACAAGCGGAACAAGCCAGACAAGCGGAACAAGCTGAACAAGCTGCCAGACAAGCCGAATACGCTGAATTTCGTGATTCCTCTGCTGAAGACTACATTAAGAAACTAGAGCAAGAAACAGCCTCGCGTAGGGCCAGACTCAATAAACCCCTCCCGAAAGTCCTTGAACCGGATGAATTTGAAGAGTTTAAAAAACGTGTAGGTAACTAATCAGTTCACTTTACAATTCTACAGAAATCCCTAATGAACACCGTATACCAGTCCGAGGAACCTTCTGAGCATCACCACGATTCTCAGAAGGATCTGGAGATGATCCAGCAGCAGTTGTCCAACATTCTGGCCAACGCCGAACAGCTCATGGAGCAGTGCGGCTGCGGATCTCCGAGGATGACTGAGGCTTGGGTTCAGTCAAAAATGACCCTTGCCAACGACTATCTGGACTCCGTCCACGCTTACGTGGTCAATGGTGGCCCGATGAAATCGGACGCTGGACAAGGTAAGCCGGATAAGGTAGACTTCGTCATCGCCGTGGAAAAGGCAATGACTGATGGCAGCAGCAAAGCATAATATCATAGTAGCTCGCGGAGAGGATTTTTCGTTTACGTTATCTGCCAGTGTGGCGGGTGCGCCTGTTACTTTAGCCGCCTCCGAGTTAAAAGCTGAGATTAGACGCGGCGGAGGGAAACCTCTTGTCGCGTATTTTGATGCTATGACAAACGATAGCGGTAACGTGGTTGTCGGGATATCTAAAACCGAGACCTTAAAGTTAGATGGTAACACGACTTATGAGTGGGATCTTTTCCGAACCGCTTCAGGCACTCGCTCACGTTTGATTTACGGGAAAGTTTTCGTTGAAGACAGCATCACTAGCATCACTATTGAGTAATGGGCGTAGAAATCACAGAATCGCTTAGGCACAGTCTGACTGTAACTGATTCCAGTTATTCTCTCACACTGTTGGCGGGGTCGGAAGGAGCAGCTGGCCCTAATACGATTACTAGCGCAACGAGTAGTGATGGCACAGCGAACATTCAGGCTAATACTCTAACAGCAGGTGCTGGTGACTTCACCACTCTTACAGTTGGGAATAACAACGTATTTAGTGTTAATTCCGCCGGAGATGTGGCAACTGATGGTGACATTACGGCAGCGGACGGAGACATTACGGTCTCTGTCGGGGACATTACGGTCTCTACCGGAAACATCACCTCCTTAGTCGGGAATGTCTCTGGTTCTGCTGGTGACTTTACCACTCTCGCAGTTGGGAGTAGTGACCAATTCAGCGTTAGTTCCGCCGGAGATGTGGGAACTAGCGGGGATGTTACGTTATCGGACGGGGACGTGGTAGCCACTGTCGGAGACATTACCGCATTAGCAGGGAATGTCTCCGCACCCAACATCTTCGCCAGCGCAGATCTAGGGTACTCCTCCGGCGGCACTGAGACTCAAGAGAACAGTATTACTACAGGAGTCACCTTGGATGCCCCCTCTGGAGTGATTACCTGCGTGCCGAACACATACTCAGCTAACGACTCCAGCGTGTTTGTTTTAAGCAATACCCATATAGGAGCTAACGATGTTGTTGTTGTGTCACTACAAGTCGGTCACGACAAGTTATACGCTTCAGTTACCGCAACAACAACAGGCAATTGTAGCATATCTGTAAGAAACGGCGGCAATGGTAATGTGGCAGCTACCGTAAAAATAAACTTCGCCGTCATCAAAGTCGCAACCTCCTAAACGGATATAAACGGATATGGCCCTTAACCCATCACCGCAGAGACAGTCAGTCGTCACGTTCCCTACGCCGAACGTCAACGACATCCTATTCTTTGAGTCCGTAGACGCAGAGCGGGTCGGAACAGACATACCGGAATACGGAACCAAGCACCCAGACTCCAAGAAGTGGCCAAACCACAGACTGGTCCACGTCGAGGCTTCTGATCCTAAACAACAGACTCGGTATTACCGTTACTACTACGCTGCTGACCAGCTAGATCAGGACAACGATAACTGGTCGTATACGGAAGCTGACATTGGAGGAACTAAGTTCGACGCCGTGGCGCGGGACTACGTGATCCGTCGTAGCGAGTTTAACCCAGAACTTCCGGCGATGGGGGATACCATGCCTGATGTTCCGGTCGATAAGTTCCCCTCATCCGCTAGGGTCGATGAACTTAACCATAATAAAACCGATACGTATGTTCTGGCACAGCGTAAGCAGATCCCGCTAAACGATAAGGTGCTTAACGGGTTATACGTCGTTGAGCAGCGGGTCTACGTGAAGAAAGTCCCCATGTATCGGCTGGACTACGACGAGTTTTTCTCAAAGACGAACTACACGAAGCAGACCCTGATGTATGCGACTGAGCAAGTCTCAGTAAATGGGGCATCATTCCCTATCTCGACGGTAGCAAAAAACTCAGATAGCCCTTACTGGGAATTAAGTGATTATGGAATCGTACGGACGGTGCAACAACTCTCGGACAACTGGTATGCGGTCACAAAGCAACAAGTTGTAAATTTTGACGGCCAAACTACCCCCTCATTCAGCTACTTTACAACTGTTAACTACTTCTTCCCGCCGATTCTAAAACTCCCTATTAGGTTTGACGAATGGGAAAAAAGGTCAGGCGCGGTAACCCATGTTCCTGAAGTCCAATACGAGAAAGGGTCGTATCGAGGCCCGTGTAAGGCCCTAGTTACGGTTTCTTGGTCGAAAGCCGATGTTACTGCCGATGCTGTTGACGAGCCTATGCAGCCCGAACCAATCGCGGTAGCCACCCCTTATTTTAATTTACGGGTCGGGGAGACACTACATGGCAATGTAAACGTGGACGTAACTAACGGTAATGCAGACGCGACGTATAAATACACCGCTGGAACATATTTTTTCCCCGAAACTAATCACACAGTGTGGCCCGACTCTCTGATCGTATCGTCTACTGTTAAAAAGTTTAGGGGAGGCTACTTGAAAGAAACTACGAGAGTTTACAAACCACCAGAGTCACCATAAAGCTAGATGGAAGAACCGTTTTCCAGATCTGATGTCCGCTTACCTGTCTCACTAAATAGTGCGCCGCAGGAAAACAAAGACTATGTGGTTCCTTTCGATGAAATACCCATCGAAATAACGACTTCAGAGCAGCCACAAGAGTATAAACCGTTCCCCTTTGCCATGCGTCCCGCTCCTACAGGGATTGATATTTACTTCGGATCTCTAATTGCCCAAATAAACAAGTTTGACACAGATGATGATGAGGAGCAAACATCAATAACTAACCCAGAGGTACACGTTCCCATTAACTTTGAGGACGAAGAAGGGTCTAGATACAATTACATAACTCTGGGCTGGCGCGGCAATGTTTACCTGTATTGGGAAACAAATTGCAAAGGCGCAGTAGAAAAATGTGAACTAGTCGGGCCGGAAGAGCCGGAGTCGCAAAGTCTGCCTAATCAGAATGGTGGTAAATTCTTCGTAAAGATAGGCACGGTTGATGACTACGACATCCCTAATTTAATACAAGACATAGGTAGCGACGTATACTGGATTAGTGCGTTTGACGGTAAATGTGATTCTTCTTCTTCTTCTTCTGATTCTTCTGAATCAGAATCAGAATCATCATCTAGTGATTCTAGTGATTCTGATTCTAGTGATTCTAGTTCTAGTTCTAGTGATTCCGGCTCTGATAAATCAACGGCAATCGTGCCGATGGGTTGGCATGACAAAGGATACGGTGCGCTGTTCACAATGGAGTCCAACGAGGTTCTCTTTGAGTTCGTGATGCGCGACGTTAAAGTAGTCGGCCCCAAAACCGTAACCCGAATCGATGATCGATTTTTGGCGGTATGCGAGCCGGACTCAATGACCATTACAGGCGTAGCTGGTGACAGGGCCGGATCAGTCGGAGCGGTAGTTGAAAAGAACAACGTGATCCTCTCAGCTTGGCCTTTGTCTTTCTTGAGACCCAAAAAAGTTACTTTGAAGTTGACTGGAGTACGTAAAGGATTTAAACATCTCGATATGCCTGAGCGAAGCAAAGAGCAGTTCATCGCTAACGAGAAGTTTATTAACTCAGCCTATCCGAGAAAGTAATGTCGTTACCTTGTAAAGCACAAGCCACATATTTTGAGGATGGCGGGGGTGTACTAGCTGGCCCTTTTAATTTTGAATGGACTGGCTCGCTTTATCAAGAAGTGGGAGGAGGCTCTAGAACCATACAATGGAACGGCGTCGATAATTGGGTTTTAACCGACGACATCCGTAACGTAGAGCGAGATGGCGTCGCCGACGAAGACGATCCGGCAGGTGATTACACGTATATTGAGCTTGATTACGCAGGTAATGACGTTATATACACCATCACCGTCACCACTAGTGGTTCATCTTGCAGCAGCGACAGCAGCAGTGACAGCGACAGCAGCAGCGAGTCCTCTTCCTCTTCCTCTAGTGGTTCCGAGAAAAGTTTCTCATCAGTATCAGAAGCACAAGCACAACCATGAAAAACCTAACAGACTGGTTTGACCGCGTTTACGTGATCAACTGCGCCCATAGACCGGATCGTCTTGAAGAGACGAAGAAGCATTTAGAAGAAACTGGAATGGTGGATAATGACAAGGTTCATTATTATCCAGCCATTATCGGTGACTGGGTAACCCATCCTGCTGACTGGGGTTCCGGTAGAGGCGCGTGGGGTTGCCTACGTTCACACCAGCGAATCCTTGAAGATGTCATCCAAGACAGGGACGACCGTCATATGATGACTTTAAATAACGTCTTGATACTGGAGGACGATATCATCTTCAAAGATGACCCGTTATCGAGGCTTAACGAGTTCATGGTAGACGTGCCAGAAGACTGGGGTCAGATCTACTTAGGGGGCCAGCACCGCCGTAACCACAGTGTCACAGACTCCCCTAATGTGATAATTGGAAACTCGATTAACAGGACGCACGCCTACGCGGTTAATCAGTCTATTTTCACGGATTTATACCGCCACATCTCGTATGCGTCGGACTACAAGAATACAAACAAGCATATTGACCATCAGCTAGAAGTAGCACACCGACGTAAAGACTGGAACGTATACTGTCCGGCTGACTGGATCGCAGGTCAACGGGAAGGTTCGTCGAACATTAGTGGCAGGGTCAGTAAAACAATGTTTTGGTGATTATGAGTGTTAAAATTTTACATCAAGTGTGGGTTCAAGGGGAGTCAGAACTACCTAAAGAATTTAAAAAAAATAGAGATAAATGGAGATCCGATCTACCAGAAGAGTGGGATTTAATTCTGTGGGACGATGAATCGGCTTCAGAGAGGTGGCCAGAATTTAAAGAGGTTACTGCGCTCTGTAATTGCCACGCTATGAGGGCAGACATAATCCTCGCGCTGGCCTTACGTGATATTGGGGGAGTTGCGACAGGTACTGACGTTATCCCCAATAATATACCTGATTTTTTAAATTTTATATCCGCTACTGACACTATGGTTGTAACTAACCCTCACGCCCATGCGTGTTCTAACGGCCTTGTTTGGATGGCCGAACCGCAACATCCTCTGATGGTGTGTGTCTGTAAACACCAACTGAGGGATAAAGAGCTACTAACAAAAGGCAATGTATGGCACATCACAGGCCCAAAAGCTTGGTGGGAGTCTATTAGGGCTATGATGTGGGATTTGACGATGGTTACAGATCGTAAAGCTTACACAAGATTATGTTCTGAAAAAAAACCGACTAATTTAAATGCGTGGGTGGACGCAGGTTATGCGGGTAGTTGGCATTGAGGGAGGCAATATCCCTATTTCTCAGTGATTGACTTGCCGTCCTAACCCGACTATATTCGGCCTATGCCAGCGTTGACTGTCAAGGCCGTAACCAAAGCCCTTTCCGACTATGTCCGCCCCGATGAGGATATCGTGGCGAAATTGAACATGGTCATGCCCCGCCTCTACGCTATGGGGATGTGGCGGGATCTTCTGTATGACTGGTCTATTGAGACCACAAACGACTATTTCACGCTGCCCGAACACGCTGACAGCCTATTAGGGGCTATGTTGCAGAACTCTCCGGTAGAAGCGCAGTCCCAGTGGCATGATTACCGGATCTCTGGCTACGCCAGTGACGGACCTGCGCCCATTTTCGGCATCGTGGACGACGGGTTTCACCCCACCAAAGAGGATCTAAGGACTCTCACAGACGACAGATATGAGATTGCTCTCCGTTCTAGCGAGCCTTCCACCACCACTAGCCCGAACCCTTTACCCACTGAAGGTGAAGTTGTTGTCGCGGCAGTCAATTCAGGCGCGGATTTGGTCTTCACCTCTGATTTATCGGATTATTCAGCGGGGTGGACTGAAGACAGTATCACGGAAGTAAAATCTATATCATTCTACGGCATCCCTGAAGGGGTAGAAGTATACGCTTTAAATCAGGAAGATAATTCTGAGATAACTCTAGCCATAATCAGAGGCGACGGCGTGGCTCGCTACCGCCGATTCCGGTTCCACAACAGCGATTCGTCTGTCAAGAACGTCAAACTACTGCTCAAACGAGCATGGGAGCCAGTCCTGACGCAGGACGACATCATGTATCTAGGCAACCTGAACGTCATCAAGCACGGACTTTTGGGTATGCTGGCGGAGGACAACGCCGATCTGGAACGCGCCCAGTATCACTGGACGATCTGCCGCCAGCTTCTCGATGAGGAACTGGACGCCACCAGAGGGGCCGCGAAGCCTAAAGTCACCCTCAAACCAGCCGGAAACAATTTCAACACCCCAAACATTATTTAACTCATGACTAACAATATCGACAAACAATCCTTCGGCCAGAACGGAGCTGAGTGCGTAACCAGTAGTGCTACGGGCGATTTCTGCGCCCTTCAGGTGCTGGAAGAAGCTAACTTCAGCGCGATCACTTGGCCCGAACTGACTGGGACTTTGACCGGATTCGCCATTCCTGCCGGAACGGTTATCTACGGTCAGATCACTTCGTTCGCCTTGACCTCCGGCAAGGTTCTCGCATACAACCAAGTATAACGGCATCATGTCTCGGCTCGGTCTCGGTTTAGGTCTTAGTAGGGGTAGAGCGTTCTCCCCCTTCGACCCCTTATCCCTCAACCCGATTATTGCATACGAAATGCAGGAGTCGATGATGGCCCCGCTTGCTTCCGAGTCCCTTGACCTTGATCCGGCGAATCCGTCCAGCTTGGATATTATTACGGCTACGAGAGCGGGAACAGCAACGTATACTGACGCGAGCGGGAACATCCAAACAGCTTCACCGAATACAGTTCGTGTTGATCATGTGCAGGGTGAAGAGTTGACTCCGACGAAGTTTCAACGGGTTAAGTATACGGACTTCTCTAGTGGGTGGGTTAATAACGGCTCTTCTGATGTCGCAGGAAGTGGTTATAGTGGTCAGCCAAGTGTTGTAATTACTGGGACGCAAAATAACGCCAGTTTGTATTTTAATTGCCCTGCTGTAGTAGGTCAGGAATATATTATCTCCATGTATATTAGGAGAGTTTCTGGAACTGGAACTATCCGAATGAGGCATGTAAATGCTGTGGAAGGTACAGCGACGGATGTAACGATTACGAATGATTGGTCCAGAGTGGAAGTGCCATTTACAGCCAACAGCACATCGATTCCTATCGGTCCTCAAATCGCCATCAATGGTGAATCTGTAGAAATCGCAATGCCCCAAGTTGAAGAAGGTACAACCGCAAGTTCCTTCGTGGCTAACACAACAGGAAGCCCGAAATACTTTGCAGCAGCCACATATGCGCCAAGAGTGCCAATGATTCTGGTTGAGCCAGCAGCGACGAACTTGGTTGTTAATAGTGAGGACTTTAGTCAGGACGTAACACTTTCTAATTGCACTGTTCAGAGCGGATTTACTGCACCAGACGCAAGCACCAACGCCTACAAGCTAATTGAGGATAATACAAATAGCCTTAAACTTTTTAGAGCTAATAATAACACTAATACAACAGCCAGCACATCCCACTCGTCCTCCATATTTGTTAAAGCGGGTGAGCGAACAAAAGTAAGGATTTACGCTTATCACCTAACAAATCAATTTTTTGCTGTTGATTACGACTTAATCAGTAATAGCGCATTAGGAACAGTCACATCTAACACACAAGTGGATGGGCATTCTATTGAAGATTGTGGGAATGGCTGGAAACGAATTACCGTTACAGGACAAAAAGCGTCAACTTACAGCTGGGACGTTGGTGTGTCTCCTTTAGATGACAGTGGTAATGTTACTTACACCGGAGACGGAACAAGCGGAGTTTACATCTGGGGCGCACAGCTTGAACAAGGCGCTGTAGCCACATCATACATCCCCACATCAGGAAGCACGGTGACGCGAGCGGCTGATAATCTTGACATTACTGGTAGTGACTTTACGAACTTCTACAATACCAGTGAAGGAACGTTTTACGTAGAATTCACTCCAAAAGATATTACCGTCGGCGAGCAGTATCTATTACGAGGAGGGGATAGTAATCGTAGGATTATTTACAGTAACGGAAATCTTAGTAACATTCGAAGCTATGATGGAGCTAATATTTTAACAATGTCCAATAATGTTGAATCAAATGCTCTTCATAGAATAGCAGTGTCTTTCGATAGCACTACAATGAAAGGATCATTTAATGGAGAAACTGAAGTCACAGCTACACATAATGGAAATCTTCTTACATCATCCCTGCTTCAGATAGGCTCGAACTACATAGGCCACATCAAACGCCTCATCTACTGGCCTCATCACTCAGACAATCTCTAAACAATGGCACTCAACTTACAGACCCTGACCAACTCCAGCACTAGTGCGGGAATCCTTACTGACTTGGCCAAGAGTGCGTCAAACCTTGAGCTTGTCGCCTCCTTAGAGAACCGAGTGAGCGGAGGCCCAAACGCGGCCCAGACCACGGCATCCAAGCAACCCCGCGCGCACGTTCCGATTGGTGACGGTCATTTGTATCTGTCAGGAGCGAGTGGGAACTATGCGAGTGTCCCGAACGAAACAGACCTGAACATTTTGGGGGACATGGAAATGCAATGGTTTGGAGAACACACCTCGGGGGTGCAGGAGACCCTTATTGCCAAATGGGGAACGGGAAGTAATAATTATATTTTACGAACAAAAACTAATGACAGACTACAGTTTTACAGGACTTCACAATATGCCGAATCGACAGCCGCACCATCGTCTGACGCTGTGGGATTTAAAGTCACTCATAGGGTCAGCGATGACCGAGTGCAGTTTTTCGAAACGACCGACGGCAATTCGTGGAGTCAGGTAGGAGCGGATAAAACTATTCCTGCCCATACCCCAAGCTCAGGAACGTCTATCGTTGAAGTTGGTTCATTAGGAGGTGGGACGCAAAACCCTTTGTCGGGGTTAGTGAAGCGAGTAATCCTCAAGGATGGCATAGACGGAAGTTCCGTCCTCGATATTGATTTCTCCGACGGCGATCACAAGGCGTCCTCGTTCGCCTGCTCGACAGGGCAGACCGTCACGATTAACAAAGGCAGCACGACGAGAGACGCCGCCACCATTGTTCGTAGACCGTTCCTGCGCTTCGACGGTGCTGATAATTTCATGAGTGGTTTGTTTAACCAGACGCTTACCAGCGGAGGATATATGTTCGTGGCGTTTAGCGTTAATTATGGCAGCGAGACATATTCCAGAGTATTCGCCGTCAATTCCACTAATCCAGACGAAACCGACTACAATAATCCGCGAGGTCTGGCATTCTCCATCCGTCAGACGACCACCGATGATGTCGGTTGGTATTACGACAACGCTTTCCGAGATGGGCATGACGGAACATATGATGCGGATAGAGGAGTTATTCTACACGAATTAAAAGCTATTGATGGGGAGCAGGTTTCCAAAGTCAACAATGCGGATGCTAAAACCAGATCTCTCGACCTCAGTGGATTGTCTTCGGAGAAGTTTACTATTGGTGGAAATTATGACGGAAACGCCAACGCTTCCATCGACCTTGAGGCGTTATATCTGTTCGACGCTTTAACCGACGAGGACGCAACAAAGGTGCGCGATTACCTGAACGCCAAAAGCTCAATCTACTAAGCCATGCCCGAAGAAGACTACATCGACGAACCACTCACTGAGTTGCAACAAGATCAGGCGGACACCGGATGGTTTTATTTTCTTGCCACACCGGAAGCCTATCCCGCACTGTATGGATACGTTGACGAGTCGCGAGGCTACCCAATCGGCGGTGCTAAAGCATCGACTCTTCACGGACTACCACCAGCCGAGGATCTCCAGACAACTACTGATGGAAGTGGTCAACTAATGCTTCAACTCGCGACTTGGAGAGTGACCTCTGATGATCTCTCTGCGCTCCAGCCTTATATTGAGCAAGGAGAACTATCCATCGTTACTGAACTTGAATGGCTCTCTTTGAAACCCGAAGACGAAGACCTGTTGCCTGACCTTGAGCCGCAAATCTCTTTATCTACTCATTGCTCTCAGCAAATCGACGACTTGCTGGATGAGTCTATGAGCATGGGGGTCAACGGGAAGATATTCACATCTCAGGATCACGCGAGTTCCACCTATGTCAGAAACCCTGATTTGTGGTGTGGAGACCTAGATATTACGTGCGCGTCCCCTTGGAACAGTAGCGGTAGCCACAAGAGAGCGGGGACACTGGTGACTCCAAGGCACGTCATTGGAGCGGCACACTACGAGTATTCTGTGGGCGCAGTGGTGAGATTCGTGGAGAAAGACGGGACGGTTCATGACCGCACTGTGGCCGGAAAAGCCCGACACCCAGAATCTACAAACTACCACCCAGACTTAACGATCTATACTTTAGACAGTGACCTACCAGATACGATTAAGCCCTGCTATGTGATGCCTAGCGACTACACTAGCTACTTAGTTAATGAACAGGTCAAGACGGCCTGCCTTGGGTTAGACCAAGAGGAGAAAGCTCTCATTATTGACTGGAATTCCGGTGGTAGGATGCGGACACCCACTGACCCCAACAGGCTCATTTTCCATGAGAATAAAATTAGCGGGGATAGCGGTAACCCCGCATTCCTAATTGTTGATAGAGAGCTTGTGCTTGTAACTGTTTGGACGTTTGGTGGTGCAGGATCGGGGACTCCTATAGCAGACTATATTTCAGACATCAACACCATGATCTCGACCGCTGACACGCAGGCAGGGGTATCGACAAACTATACAGTTACCGAAGCAGATTTCTCAACATTCCCGCAGATCTAACCGATCAACACACCTAACCTACTGAACTACAATGCTCCAACACATCACACATCCCATATCCGGCATAGTTGGTTCCGCTATCGCTTTCATGTCTACCTTACCTGAAGATCTCGATACTGGCATCCAACTTCTATCAACTTTTCTCGGCTTGTTCATCGCCGTCCTCTCTGCTATAACGGCAGTTGAGAAATTCCGTAACCGTAAGAAAAAATGATTAACTACATCATCGAAAACAAAGAACAGCTCTTCGGGGTTGTTACCGCCGTCATCGCAGCCGCATCCGCTATCGCTGCCCTCACCCCTACACCGAAGGACGATACCTTCATCGGTAAAGCCTACAAGGTCATCGACTGGCTCGCGCTCAACGTGTTCAAGGCTAAGGATAAGTGATTAGGGAATGTCCGACTCATTTGAAAAAGGGGTAGAGGCGCGGGTTGTTGACAAAGGAGCTGGCTTCGACCCTGAATCTAAAGGGTATAACGAAGTTATCGGGAGGTTGCTTAAAAAGAAGTATCCTTTACTCATACCTAAACCACCAATACCTGACAACCCTACAGAAAGGCAACCCGACGTAGAGCAACCGGAAAAAGAACTCGGCTACGCGCACGAAGCTTGGGTATGGCATCCCGAAAACAAAGAAAAAGGTCTAAAAGGCGAGTGGCTGAAACACCAAGCTAGTTTCGCCCCCGACGGAATGCTCTTAAAGGGGATGACGCATAAGACTATAAAGAATACGCTAGCTGGCGAAAAAGATTTTTCTGAGATTTTTAAAGGTGAAGGCGGGTATTACTACAGACGACCTTTAGAGAAGAAATGATCAAACTACTGACCGCAGCAGCTAAGGCATACATAGCTTACGTCGGTCTCAAACAAAGGACATACGTTTATGAACTGGAAGACGACATTGATGAGCTTGCCGCTGATGGCTCTCCTGCTGCCAAGCTGCGGATCGAACGCTTGGCGAAACGACTCAAGTTTGAACGAGAGCGCATTGCTCGACCCTCCGACGGTGACGCTGGTTGAGGGCGTCACGTATCAGTTTAAAGAAGGCCAGCTAAAAGGACGAGGCCAGAAGTTTCACAGCGATTATTCATACCGTCGCGCAATCATCATCGGTAAATGAGTCCAAGCCAGATACTCGACAAGATCCTAGAACTTGTAGCCGCTTACAGAGCGGCTAAAGCCGTAAAGCGTAAGAAGGTTAAGAATCTCAAGAAGGTAGCCATCTGTGTGGGACACAGTCGAATAGGCGATAAAGGCGCAGTATCAGTCGGAGGTGTGACCGAGTGGACTTACAACAAGAAGGTCGCAGACCTGCTGAAGAGCCACCTGCGCCACCAAGGGATTCAATCCGTTGTGTTCGATGACTACCCGTCGGATAGCTACAGCGGTTCGATGAACTGGTTGGGTGAGAGCGTCGCGAAGGAGAAGTGCGACATCGCGATTGAACTGCACTTCAACAGTTACTCAAGCTCGAAAGCAGAGGGCTACGAATATTTACATTACCACACCAGCAACAACGGTCGCCGTCTGGCTGAGTGTTTCCGCGAAGCCCACGCCGAGACCTTTAAGGTGCAGTCGGACAGAGGGATTAAGGCGATTGAATCGGGCGGTCGCGGGGGCGGGTTCTTGAGGAGCGTGCCACCACCAGCCGTGATCTGCGAACCTTTCTTCGGTAGCTGCCCAAAGGAATGGGTTCTCTTTGACGCAAAGCACTCACTACTGGCCGACGTATACGCACAGGCGATTGTCAGTTACTTTAACAACCCATGAGGAACTACCAAAAAGAATACGATAACTACCACAGCAAGCCGGAGCAGAAAAAGAATCGGGCTAGCCGTAATGGCGCACGCCGTAAGATGAAGAGGCTTTTAGGCAAGCGGGTCAAGGGCAAGGACGTTGACCACAAAGATGGTAATCCTAGAAACAACTCACGCGGGAACTTACAACTACTCAGTAAATCAAGTAACAGATCCAAGAAGTGAAATCCCTAAAATCAGTCACGATTGCAGGTCAGCGGATCAAGATCCACAAGACTGAGTTAGAGGACTGTTACGGTCAGTATCTTCATGAGAAGCGGATAATCCAGTTACACAACAAGCTACCAGAACACGAAATCATCCCGACCTTACGTCATGAAATGCTACACGCCGCCTTCCACATCGCTGGTATCTCGTTCTGCGAGAACTTTGAAGAGGAAGCCTGTGTCCGATGCATCGACGAGGTCTTCTTTCCAGCCTACGAACGAATCCTTAAACGCCTAAAATGAAAAAGAAATCAAAGGTCAACGAGGCAGGCAACTACACGAAGCCTACGATGAGGAAGCGTTTATTTAACTCAATCAAGGCCGGAACCAAAGGCGGTAAAGCTGGCCAATGGTCCGCACGAAAAGCACAGCTATTAGCAGCAAGATACAAGAAAAACGGAGGAGGATACAGAGACTAATGAAGGATTTTAAACCACACATGATGTACGATAAGTCTGGTAAAGGCTACAAGGCTAACACCTACGAGCAGCACCTTGCCATGAAGAAGAAAGGCTACGGCCACACTAAGCCGTCTACCAAGAAGAAGGCTAAGAAGATTATCCGTAAACGATCTAAACCCCAATCCGGTTACTAATGCCTAAGAAAGCTTCACAAAAATCTCTCGATAATTGGACTGATGAGAAATGGGGAACCAAGTCTGGAAAGCCTTCACTCAAAACGGGAGAGCGATATTTGCCAAAGGCTGCGCGTGAGGCTTTGACTGACGAGGAATATGCCCGAACCAGTCGCAAGAAGCGGAAAGGTATGCGGAAAGGCAAGCAGCACGTCAAGCAGCCTAAGAAGATCGCGGAGAAGACTGCGAGATACAGGAGCAAAAAAAGGCTCCTGAAGAAAGCGCGTAAGCGCAAATCATGAGTCGATTCATACTATACAAACCTACTCCTGAAGATGTCGCGGAAGCGTGCCGGAGATCCGACGCTTTAGGAGAGTTAAGGACATCGTTCACGAACGGCAAAGGCAACATGACAGGCTTCTTAGGTGAGGTCGCTTTCGAGAATACCTTCAAGCAGTTCGACTACGTCGGCGACAAGTCCTACACCCACGACTACGAATACAAAGGTCTCAAGGTTGACGTTAAGGCTAAGAGCTGCAACACCCCACCTAAGCTGGAATACAACGCCTCAGTAGTCAGCACTAAGTTCAGCAAGTTTGAGGCCGACGTATACTTCTTCATGCGAGTCCACAAAGGTCTACGGAAGGTGTGGCTCTGTGGGTGGACGCCCAAGAAGACGATCATCCACAAAAAACGATTCAACAAGAGAGGGACTCACGACAAAGACGGGTTCCGCTTCAAGGCCGACGGATACAATATCGAGATTAAGAAGACCCGTCGGCCCGACGCTTTCGAGTCATTCTTCCTCCGGCGGTAGTTTTTTGTGGTGAATATGACCCGTATTTTTAAAGATGGGCCTTATTCCGTTTGGCGCGACGAGTTCGATAAACTCACTCAGCGGGGCATCCGCGTAGAGGTCTATGGTAGATGGGTCTCCCCCCACAGCCTCTATCGCTTCACGCAGGTCTAACCAGAACTCACCGCAAAGCTCCTGCCTCTTTATCTGAATGTCCTCGTTTGTCATCCGCTGCATAACCTATATCGTAATTCTCGCTGAGATCAATACTCCATAATTTACCGCCGCCCTGTCCTTGGGACATGACGGGACGGATCTTGTTATTGACCCGACTAGCTTCTTCCAGAGTGATCATGCCTCGTCGGCAGAACTCCAGATTACGGGAAGAACCAACGTCACGACCGTTGTTTAGTTCATGCACCATCACCTGAAACTCAGTCAGAGTCCCGCTCCATTTACCCATGTCAGGGTGAATCTCACGGCAACGCTTGGCGAAGAACTCGACCAACTCCGCGATGGAACTGCGACTACTGTTGTCGTAAGCGGCGTCCGCGATGGTGGGGTCGATGAATGACTGCACACCGAACCGACCAACGTCCTCGACCTCTTTGGGAACCTTCCAGTCGAGCAGGAACTTACCGAAGTGCGGCAGCTCTTGTTCGATGGTAGCCTCTAGCTGAGAGTTAGCCGGAAAACTATTAGTGGACTTATTGCTAATCAACAAAGCCATGAGCTTATCGCGGTTACTGGTATCCAGAGACGGGATCACTGACAGCGAGTTGGCGTCCATGTTCAGCGACAGAATAACTCTACCTGTCCAAGGAATAGACATGGCGTCCGCATACTTGGCCATATACTCGACTCTTGGATTGGCTACCGCACGCTTGAGCAGTTCGGTCGCACGTCTCTGGTCTTGAAAGCTAGCTGCTGAGGTCGTATCGTCAATAACCCATGAGGCGACACGACCTAAGTCTTTGTTGAACTTCGTCTGACCTGACAGGTAGTCAGACGCATCAGAGAAACCCCCTACAAGGCCACTGATAATTTTGTTCGACAATAGCGACTTGCCGCGACCTGTCGGCCCGACCAGCAGCAGAGCTTGTCCCTGTAAGGGAACCCTATCCAAAACCGCAGTGTAGAAACGCTGCATCCATGAGTAAAAATAATCTAAGGCGGAGTTCTTTGAGCTATTCGCGAATAGCTGATTCAGCCATTGGTGCAGGAACGGCCACTTGGCTGGATCTCCGTCTGAGTCTGGCTCCACCGGAACTAGGTTAGAGCAGTTGAGAATACGGGTAGCATTGTAGGACACAATACGTTCGCTTGAGAACACAACAGGTGCGATCTCGTCGATACGGTTGTTGTTGCTCACCGTGAGGAGAGCTTCCTCCACCTCGCTGATCGCCCTACCTCTCCTGACCCTGACAGAGAACCCCGCTTGCCGAAGCTCTAGCAGGAGTTGCTCCTTCGGTATCGACACGGCGTTTCCGTATAGGAGCTTGAAGAAGGTCTTACCATTGAACCAGTACTCGTCGAGTAGGGTAGACAGCTTCTTGGTCTCGTAGTCTTTGACGAACGAACCGCCGAAGATATCTCCCCAACTCATGAACCCTTTACCAGCACGGTCGCTGTAACACACAACGCCGTCCTCCACGACCTGACAACCGTCTCGGTCGATTCCATCATCGATCCAGAACAACGGGCCTCTGGCTCCTACTTCAAACTCACCGAACCAGCGGTTCGGGAATCGGGATTCGACTTCCGGTGCAACCACGTCTAGGGGAACCGATGTATCTGAAGATTCCGGCGGTTTTGATGACACAGCCTTAGACAGGCAGGCATGGACCACGTCTGTCGGGATCTCGTCTCCTGTTTTAATCCAGTCTTCACCTAACTCAAAATATTGATTGGGTTTTAATGAAGTCTTATCGAAACCAGCAAAGAGTTTATCCATCTTCAGCGACTTGTTGATATAACCCATGAACGAGTCATACATAGAGGGGTCAATCGGTATGGACGAATCAAATTCCCAAACTAGTCGGAGGTAACCACTTTGAGTTCGGCTAGCCCACGTGGGGAGTGGTATACCCACACAAGCGTTGGCCAACTTATTCCGAAAAGATTTCCAATCGAGGGGTGAGTCGTAGTCAGCTACTACACCGTGGATTTTGTGAACCGGATTGTCGTTGCTGACTCGTTTTGATGGGGCGCGTCCTTCGACACAAGAATAGAATACGTGGTCAGTATTATTGTTACTGCACCATTCTCGGTAGTCCGCTTTATTCTTAAATGATGGTTTCTTTAGATTAAGGTTATCGAGTTCGCTTGTTTTCTGGGCTTTGCTGTCGCGTAGGTTACGCAAATATCTGTAGGTCATTATTTTTGGTATTGGGTTAGAATTTCTCCCTCCGCATCCAGAGGGATATCGCTAATCCACTCAGGAGGAGTGGACATAATTTGAGTAATTTTTTGTAGGGTTTCTTCGGCTTCGGCTTCGTCACACTCGCAGATCACTTCATCGTGAACATGGAAGATAATGTCTATGCCAGCCTTGTCGATCTCTAACATCATGAAACTGAAAATATCTCTGGCCAGAGCCTGTGAGAGATTCTCAGCGAGGACTCCACCCCATAGTTTCATGATGCGTTTCTGGCCGTTCCGGTTGATGCTGGAAACAAACTGGATGCGTCCTTGAGCCAGAGTCTTGCGTAGATTCCCATAGTTAAGAGACCTACCAGACGGTAGCGGCAGAGACAGGCGACCTACGTCGTATGCTTTATCGACTTGTTTGCCGAGTTTCTTCCAGTATTGGGGAACCTTAGCGAGCTTGGTTCGGTAAAGATCCACAGCGTCTTGGGCTTCTTGCTGGGGCATATCGTACATCTCAGCGAACCGTTTTGCACCCGCACCGTAGCCGCAGCCCAATACGAGAGCCTTGACTTTATGTCTCAGCTTGGCGTCCTCCTTCTTCAGGACTCCTTTATCTTCAGACCACAGTCCGAACTGGATCGCGAACGCTTCGTAGATATCGTCCGACTCTTCGATTGCGTCCATCGTATCTCGGTCGCCCGATAGCCAGCAAAGAGTGCGGACTTCGATCTGAGAGAGGTCAACGACGACTAGCTTCTTACCTTTAGGTGCAGTAATAAGGTTACGCATATTGACCCCGAACATACCTTCTCTCGGCAAGTTCTGGAGATTAAGGTTACCGCCGCTACCGCTGAAGCGTCCGGTGTGTCCGCCGAAATACATGATGCCGCCGTAGTATCGGTTGTCCGGCATTGTCGCGCAGTCGAAGCTATCGAGCTTCTTCTTGATCGTGTTGATACGACGCCAGTTCGTCACGGCCTCGATCCATTTATATTTGTGACCATGAGCCAGTATCCACCGCTGGGCATCTACATCAGTTTTAGCGAGAGAGGCAGGTGGCTCGATGCCGAGATTGATGCAGTGTTCGTCGAACGCTTTACGGCTAAGTAAAGGTTTCTCGTCCGCCCAAGGAATCGCCTTCTCCGTTTCAAAGATAAGTTCGTTGATGGTCTCCTTAGCTTTGCGTAGATCGTCCACGTCAATCGGGATTCCCCTCTGGACGATGCGTCGGTTCGTGACGCTGATGTCCCGCTCAAACTGCGACCATTTAGACTCATAAGCCTTCCATAGACGGAGGCAGAGGACGGAGTCCTTGATGGCGTATTCCTCTACTTCCTTCTGGAACTCTTTAGTCATACCCACCCACGTCTTACCTGACATATTATCGCGGGTGGATTTGGAGATCTCCAGATCGAAAGCTTCGGCAGTTGAGTTCTTCAGCGATCTCGGCAAGCCGACCGCAGCGGCCATGTCGGCGGTGCAATGCCACTCGGCTGGTTTCACCTCCGGCCACCAACCGCAGTTGATCCCATATAGGTAAAGTGTTTCATCGAATGATGCGTTATGTGACAGAACGATATTGCCGTTAAGCAGGTTCCAGTCAAAATCTTCGGGGTGGCCAACCCATTCGTAGCCGTCATCTCCGACAACGCTCACCATATAGGCGTCGAAGTCGTAATGGGAAAAGTAACCTAACGGGCCAAGCTTTCGTATCGAGCAGTGCTTGTCGTAGTAGGTTTCAAAATCTAATGCGTATGTAATCATATAAGTATATTTGTGAGCAGAAAAAGCCCACCGCAAAGGAAAGACTGAAAAACTCTGCGGTGGGCTTGTATCCTACTAGTGTTACTAGTATCCCTAGTCCAATTCCAATTCAGTCTGCTCGCCAGTAACGTGCTGGAGTGCCTCCCGAACTACCCGCAACTTTCTCAAGTTGCTCCCGACTTGCGAGAGTTGATCCTCGACTTCAGCGATCATGCCGTCGAGCATCGCGATCTCTTCAAGCAGGAGATCACGGGTTTTTTGTTCTTTCTCTTGGTCAGTCATAACTACGCTCCGAGAAAGTTTTTAACAAAGGCGATGACATCCTCATCGGTTTCTTCCTTAGTCACGCTGAGTGACGGATTAAACCAAGTATACTTGCCCTTGCTTAGTTCTTCAGAAACGAAGTTCCAAACTTTGCTATGAATAGGAACTCCAGACTGGAGAGCCGCGAATGTCGCAAGACGCTTGTAGGTTGAACGGTATGCGTTCTTCCCTACGTTGATCTTGCCCAATGCGTAGTTGTGGTCGCCGATTGGCAACTGGAACGCATCGCCTTCTTCACTACCTTCAGGCTGGCGCATGAGGAGAGTGATCTCGGCGAACTCAGTCATGTCCCAATTAGACTCTGCTTCAATAGCGTCGGCTTCGGATTTAGACCAAGCGATGCGGGGGATATCCTCTTCCTCGAAAGGGATGTTCTCCCGCCAGCCCTTCTGGGCAGCTACGGTGATCGTCTTAACCGGAGTGTCCGGTGGGGCGATCTCGTATGTCTTATCGAAGAGAATCGATCCGACTGGAGCGTCAGACTGAGACATCTTTTGACAGACGTTAATACGTGGAATCTCGATGTCCTCTACGTCGATTTCGATTCCGCTTACGTTGGTGGAGAGACCAGTGTTGGTCTCAGCAGCAACGACTTCTTGCTTTTGGGTTTTAGCCATAATATCAATTATTGGTTTGGTTTATTGAGTCGCGACACAGTGCCGCTCGTCTGATGTTTCTACGATTCCTGCATCTGTGCATTCGTCGAGGAAAGGTTGTTTGCTGTCGGCTCCTGCTTTCTTAGCAACCTTGGCGAGGGGGAAGTTAACTTGATCCAGCAGAGTGTCCAGATCTATTCCATGTTTTTTTGCGATTTTTACAAAAGTCGCATTATCGGAGATCTTTCTAGTCCTACCCATCGAGCGGAGTTTAAGACCGTCAAGCTGCTCGCCGTCTTTGAGGGCGTCGAGTGTTTTACGTTTAATCGACATCGACCAGTTCTCCACGATCTTCGCTATGTTGTATAGCTCAGAGAGTCTGGCCGGATTATCAACGTCAGTCGGATCGATGTCCGGTAGAGTGGTATCGAGTTTCTTAGCCACACTGATAACGAGACCACCTAGTGCGGGACAGGTATCTTCATGCCTACAGAATCGGCAATACTGAGTCGGGGTGCATTCCTCCAGTTCAGGTGTGCCTGACTCCCACTTAGGTCTGACTTCTTCGCCAGCCTTGATGACTCGGCTAAGGTCTTCGACCAGAGTAGGTAGGTCATCTCGCGTAAACGTGTGGTGCAGCGTCGCATTGTGCTGCGGCACATAAAACGCAAAAACGATCTCTTTGATGTCGGGATACTTCTGGAACGCTCCGGTCGTGTATGCCTTCGCTTGCCAGTTCTTTTCGGGCGGGTCGATGATACTGATTCCGGTTTTGTAATCAGACATGACGGCTCGTTTTCCTCCTTTGAGGATCAAGAATCGGTCACAGGTTCCCCATGTCTCAGTGCCGTCTAGGGCAACCTCAACTTGGATCTCGTTAAGCTCTTCCTCGATCTCGTCGAAGTTATCCATGAAGTCCTGCTCCATCTTAACGATCTGCTCGTAGATCTCATGTTCCTGTTCGGTGTGGAGTGCAGAAGGGTCGAAGACTTCAAGAGCCTCATGGATTCTCGTCCCCATCTCAGCGGCGGGTGACGTGCCGTCTCGGCCTTGGTAGCCAGCGCAGGCGGCTACATACTTCAGGCTCGACGGAGAGAACTCTGCGTGTCCTCTGCTTTGGTGGTCTGGTTGGTTACTCATAATGTTTAAGTAAAAAGTTAAGAACTAGGTTTAATTTCTTTAGCGACGCTCTTCAAGATATTTCGGATAATAGACCTGATCTCAGGATCAGTTTTTATTTTATGGTCTACCGATTTAACAGCGTGGATGATACTACTATGCGAGACGTATCCGAAATAGTCCGCGAGGATCTGATACTGGATTCCGTAGTTCACCCGCAGCAGTCCCGCCGCAACTGATCGAGGAGTAGAGTATCGGAAGGCTCTGGATTTTTTGAAGAGGTCTTCTTCGTCTACCGAGAACTCCTCGGCGACGAGCGAGCAGACTTTTTCGACGATGTTCCGCTTGTATTTGGTGAGACCCTTAATTTGTTTTTTAGTGTCCATTTAAATCGTTATTGAAGTCATACTCAATCCCGTCGATGAGATCGTCCTTAATGAAGTCCGCAATAATAATGGACTGGTATGCCCGTGAGAAGTCGCCGGACTCGCTGTATTGTTCAGCGTCTTTCTCGCTGACCTTGGCCCATTCTTTGAGGTATTTAACTAATTTCTTTTTCTTTATCTTCATGAATTCTCTGCTGCGCGGTGACATGATGTGCATAGGAATACTACGTTGAGGCGATCCTCTTTGGCGTAGCCTTTGTGGTGGTGCGCTTCGATCCTCATGTGGGACCGCCCACACTCGGTGCAAGATTCGGGCCTGACAAGAACACCCTTTCGGATAGCCCGACGAACGGCTTCGTTCGCTTGCTTTTTCTCAGGCTCGGCCTTGCGCCTTTTCCTCTGCCTTTCGATATACACGTCTTTCTTTTTGAGGTAGTCTCTACGCTGGGCTGCGTGCTTACACTTCCGGCACTGCGTCTGCAACCCGTCTTCCTTTTCGGCATCCTTGTTGAATTCGGTCTTCAGCAACGTCTCCTTGCATCCGGTGCAGAGTTTTAGGAGATCGCTGAAATCCATTTGATCCACATCCTCAAACTCATGAAGAACTGCTTCCTTAATCTTCTCAACCATTTCAGGAAGATCATCTCTTGGGAATTCAAGCCAATACTTATCGGTGTCACCCTCACAATAGTCGAGGATGATATTTTTAATCTTATTCTTTTCGTTCATATCATGTTCCTTAGTCTGCTCATTATTGATGTAGCGTGTTCAGGTTATCCGACTTCTCTTCGACAACACGCATAACGTGTTCCTCTATCGAATCGCTGGCAACTAAAATCTTCTGGATGGCGTCGCTTTTCGCGCCGTTTCGATGGATACGACCCAATGCCTGTAGGTGGTCTTTGACATTGAACGTGGGCGAGATCAATGAGATCCGCTGCCTACTACCGTTGATGTCGTGCAGCGAGATTCCGGTTCCGCCAGCGGCGATGTTGACCACGATGACGTGTTCCGTATCGTCTTGGAAATCATCGATGATCTGTTGCCGCTCTTCGGCGGACTGACCACCAACGATAGCGGGGCAGTCCAACAACTGCTGTAGTGTCTGGGCCGTCTCCGTAAAGTTCACGAACAGCACAACACTGTGGCCCTGCTCGACATGGTCTTTCGCCATGTCTGCCATGTCTTTGGCCTTCAGCGACTCGGCTAGCTGGCGAGCGCGTAACAGATTGACCAGAACCCAATCACTGTCCTCAACGGTTCCATTCTCTAAAAGGTTCGTGATGATCTCAGGAGTGATGTCGAGGTCTTTATAAGCCTTCGCGATCTTGGCAGCAGAGCCGAACGCAATCGGCTCCACGAATACACGATTCGCTTTAAAGGAATCAGGGAAGTCATCAACCGTGAGCCGCTTAACATTCTTCCCATACATGACCTTATTAAGATCACTGAGTTTGGTCTTACGACGAAGCTCCCATGCATTCCACTGGTTTTGGGAACAGCCGTATTGCATCATCCAGCCGAACCAACTTTTGACACCGCCCTCCGCTTTGTTGAGATTGTGCAGACCTAATGCGTATCCGATTGGCCGCATCTCGGTTGGGTCTTCGGCGGCAGTCGCACTCATCGCATGGATCGAGTAGCCTTGTGCCACTAACGACACCAGCAGTTGAGCATTCTGCGTATACGGCCCTTTGCATCTGTGAACCTCATCCACCAGCACTAATGTGTTTTTAGGCAGGTTCCATGTCATGATCTTCTTGCCGCGCTTGGACATGAAGTCCGTTCGGCCCGTTCTGATCTTCTCGTAGTTGAGGACGAAGAGCGGCTCGATGCCAGTCTCTTTAAGTTCGCGTTGCCATGACGGTATCACCGCCTTCGGACACAAGACCGCCACAGGTCTATTCAAAGCTTTGGCCAGATGAGCGGCTACTACTGTCTTGCCCGTCCCGACATGGCTAGTGTCGAGTGAGTTTAAATTCAACTTGTGCTTCGCTAGGAAGAAGTCGAGCGCGTCTTGTTGTTTCGGATATAACGTCTTCATTTATTGTCTATGAACAGACAAATAATTGAAGTCTGGCAATACGTCCAGAAAAATTTCAACTTTTTTTACCACCCCAAATATATCGGGCAATAAGGTAAGCATCGATCATGCCGTCGTGCGGCGTCCGGCATCGTTTATTAGCCAGCCAGTTCTCCGATGGCTCTAACTGATTCGCTAGCTCCAATGCAACTTCCTTAGTCCTACCTTTAGGAACTCTGCCCAGCATGACCTTCTGCCACTTGTGGACTGACACACGCATTATGTTTTCGTAGTCGTGGGACTCAGCCATGCCGACTAGCTTACCGAACGAGATCGCCATTGACCGAACCGCTTGGCTACTTTTCGCGTGAGCTAGCGGTTCCTCGACCGCAAAGATAAAGGGGGTGTTTAGATCCATTATCCATTGATGGACCTTACGGATGTCGATTTCTTTTTTCTTCGACATCTGGAGAGTAGGCATACGGATTTTATCGATGAGACTGCCGTCGTGTTTCGATATGGCGCAGAGTCCGCCATCTAGTCCGTTGTCTACTCCGACGATCAATTGTATTTTAGGAGTTATAATTGGGTGGGGATATACTCAGGACAATACATATTGTCGCAGTCATCTTCCACAGGCCCATCGCACGTCTCGCAGTGTTCATCCCGTTCCTCAGTGAGGAGAGCTTTCGCAAGAATCGAGTAGTTCACAAGATCTTCACAGGCGTCGTCTACTGACTCGCCAGCTACCTGTAACTGACCGTCGTTCACGAACGACTTAATCCGCATCAGTTTATCCTGCATCCTCAGCAGCAATCCGGTAACCGGATGGAGTCCTAACGATTTAGCTGACTTGAAATTAGCGAGCGCGTCTACGGTCTCAGTGCCGCCGCAGTAGTCGCTGTTCTTCGCACGCATGATGTCGAGCGTTTTCTTGCACGTCTCTTCGTGGAGACGGAATAGGGTTTCGGGTTTCATTTTACTGGTATTGAATCTCCTCTGATCAGTAGGCCGTCGCCCTCCGCTGGCACAAGAACCCTGATCCCTTTTGGCAACGATTGCAGGTAGAACACTTCGCGAGCCGTTGACGGTCTCACACGATACCATAGTCCGTCGGCGGTATCGACAGGAAATCGGAAATCAGAACCCTCATCTACGCGGGTAATGAACCTTGCCCCTACTTCGGGTTCGCGGTCTTCAAACATTGTGACGGTATTAAATCTCTTTTCCGGTCTCTGCGTCAATCGTTTTTTTCTGTTTTATTGCCCCTCCTCCTTTGTCTGCCTTGGAGTTGTTGAGGATAGAAATATCGATCTGCATCTTACTACTGCCTCCGCCAGTCTTCGCGTTAAGACCCAAGTTACGTCTGATAAGCTGGTCGAGTTCAGACATCTCGCGGATTGTTCTTGGCCCACGCAGGGTCTTCATCGAGTCACGCAGTAACTTAATTCCGGCTGCGGCTACGTAGTGCTGGTATTTGTCGGCGGGTGAGTTCTGCGCCTCCGCGATCTCGTTAAGGGTAACATCCTCTTCTTTCGACGCTCGGAACCGTTCTTCAACAATGGCCGAACTAACCGTCTCGTTAAAGTGTTCCTCAATATCTTCTTTAAGCTGGTCTTTGTCGTCGTCCGGTTTCAGGTGTTCGTCTTTGACTTTTGTGTTTTGGATCAGGTTGTCGAGAACCTTACCGTCCGACGTGTCCCCGTTCACCTTCGCAGCGACTCCGTGCTTCTTCAGCCATTTACGAATTGTATTGCGGTGGACCCCAATGTGTTGACCAATCGCACTATTACTGTAACCTTCTTTGTTAAGGCGCAAGGCTTCGGCCTCGCACTCTCTTATAGGTTTTTCAGACATCAACTTAATTATGCCCTCAGAAGCAGACAAGCGCAAGCGCGTTCTAGAGCCGCGCATCGATCCACAATCCAAGAAAATGGACGTGGGCGGTCTAATGATCCAGCCCACCAGTCTCCTTACCGCTTTACTTTACGGTTTCGCGCACCACCCGAACGACAAGGCCAAGGAGTTCTACTTCTGGCGAGTCTGCGACGAACTCTGGAACCGCGACGATTTACCAGAGCATATGATGGTCCGCCATCCTTGGGCGGAACAAATGATTCGGGCTGCTATTAAGCACAAGTATCTGGCGGTTGGCGGGTCAGCCAGTAGCGGAAAGTCACACACGATGGCCGCATGGGGCATCATCCAGTGGCTATCTCAGCCACGCGATACACTAGTCCTGATGACCTCTACCACGCTACGGGAAGCACGAAAGAGGATCTGGGGTTCAGTAATGTCTCTATTGTCCGTGATCGACGGTGCGCCGATCAAGATACGGGATTCAATAGGAAACGCTGCGTATGTGGATGAGAACGGCACTCTTATCGAGAGGGCTGGTCTTTCTCTTATCGCAGCGGAAAAATCTAAGACGAGAGAAGCCATCGGAAAATTCATCGGAATCAAGCAAAAGCGCGTGATCATGATCGGTGACGAGCTTTCTGAGCTTAGTGAGGCGATCTTGCAGGCTGGATTGACTAACCTGTCGAAAAACCCGTTTTTCCAAATGATCGGAATGTCCAACCCAAATAGCCGATTTGATGCCTTCGGCGTCTGGTCGGAGCCGAAGAAGGGCTGGGAGTCCGTCGATACGCAGACCGCTGACCGGTGGGCCACTAAATGGAACGGCCACTATCTCCGGCTGGACGGTGAGCGGAGTCCCAACATTACTTTAGGAGAGGTTAAGTATCCTTGGTTACCTACCGCTGAGAAGCTGGCGGAAGACAGGGCGTTATTGGGGCCGGAGTCCAGAGGATATATGAGGATGGTTCGCGCCGTCTTCTTTGATTCAGACGAGACAACCGGAATCTACTCTGAGGCAGAGCTTACCAAAGGTGGCGCGATGGGCGAGGTCGATTGGGCCGAAAAACCGACGGCGGTGGCTGGAATAGATCCGGCCTTCACCAACGGGGGCGACCGGACTATTATGTATACCGCCGAAGTCGGATACGCCCGAAACGGTCAGTATGTATGTAAATTGGGAGAGGCAATCCACCTAAATGACGACGCCACTAATAAAGCTGTTCCCCGAACCTACCAGATCGTCCACCAGATTATTGACCACTGTAAACGCCGCAATATATCTGCTAACAACGTGGCACTCGACTCGACCGGAGCGGGTGCGCCGTTCTGCGACGTTCTGGCTGGTGAGTGGGAGAGTTCCTTCATGCGGGTGACGTTCGGTGGGAAAGCTTCCGACAAGCGTGTGAGCCAGAACAGCCAGCTTACCGGAGCCGAACTCTACACGAATAGGGTCTCCGAACTCTGGTTCGTGGGCAAGGAACTGCTGAGAACTAAGCAAATTTACGGTGTATCATCGGATCTCGCACAGGAAATGTGTGCCAGAAACTACGACATGACGAAGGGAACAGGCACGCTGAGAGTGAAGATCGAGTCGAAACCAGAGTTCAAGGCACGGTTTGGCCGCAGTCCAGACTTGGCAGATGCTGCGTTTCTGGCTCTCGATTGCGCTCGCCAGCGTATGGGGCTAGTGGCCATCGACCCCCCGAAAGACGAGAAGGATGCGGGGTTCAGGAAACAGGTTACGATTAAAAGTCTTAGTGGTGCGCTCAATAATCCCGACACCAGTCTGATCAGCTAAAAAAAACTTTTCTCTGAGGCTCTTAGTACTCCTTTATAAATAGAGGGGTACTAAAGGTCTGGGAGAAAAGTTTTTTTGCCCCGAATCCCGAAGATTGACACTTGTTCCTAAAACCTGTATCTTCTGCCTGTGGCGAATAAACGATTCAAGCGGCTCCCCTCTGGCCGTATCCAATACCACGGCGAGACGTTCGCTGGCTTTAATAAGCCTAAACGCGCCCCGAAAGGGTCGAAAAAAAAATTTGTCGTGTTAGGCAAGGAAGGGGACAAAATCAAGAAAGTCTCGTATGGACATCGTGATTACAGCGATTTTACAAAGCACAAGAACCCAAAGCGTCGGGCTAATTTCAGGGCCAGACACAACTGCAAAACCGCTAAAGACAAGACAACCGCACGCCACTGGGCCTGCAAGCACCTCTGGTAGCCTCCTAAATTAATTAACCGCAGAACAACTATGAGAGACCCTAGCGATAACTTCAACAAGTACGGTATGTATGCGCCTGACCCTTCAGGCATGAGAAAAGATTTCTTCGATGAGCTAAAAAAACGCTCAAATAAGAGTTTACTAACCCCCGACGTATTAAATCAAGCGAAAGAAGAACTTGGTAAATACGAAGGTGTGTCTGGCAAAGCATTTGATGACACGATGACTGAACAGCAAATTAAGCCTTCAAACGTGAGGCTTGATACGTTCAACGAAATGAAAAGCCTCGCAAAGAGGCGTAAGCTAACCCCTGAAATATTCAATCAAAAGAAAGAAGACCTTAATAAGTATGCGGGTGTGTCTCCTGAATTGTTTGATTCGACGATGGCAAAAAACAAAATTCAGCCATCGGGGTCTCCCATGAGGTATGAGTATATGGACGAACTCAAGAAACTCTCAGGAGCCGGTAAGCTAACGACAGAAACTTTAAATAAAGCAAAAGAAGAACTTGGTAAATACGAAGGTGTGTCTGGCAAAGCATTTGACTCAGCGATGGCTAAAAACAAAATCAAAGGTACAAGTTTTTCATCGCCTGAAGAAGCTACTAATCGCGCTATATATGAGGCTAACTATGGTTCACCTCTTACAGCAATGGATATTCGGTCTAATGACTCCGGCTACAAATTCGGTAGTGGTGGAGCGTTGAGCCAAGGACTCACTGCGAATCAAAGATCCACACCAGCAACAACAGTCAGCCCTGAGAGTACTAAGTATCGTAATGCAGAGCGCAGGCTCTTCCGTAGAGGACATACCAAACAAGCAGGCGAGATGGCAATGCAGAGAGAGCTTGTGCGTATGGGAGAGCCGCGAATCGACACGCCTGAATTGAGGAATCAGAGAATGGCTCAGAAACTTCAGGCTGGGAGAGAAGCCCAAAGGCAAGATAAGGCTTATGCCGACAGCGCAAAAAGTTTTTTCCAGAACATTACCAGTGGTCTTGGGATCACAGAAAAAGAAAAAAAAGAAGATTCAAAATCTTCGATTAAAGATCTTAGAGATCCTATGGATAACTGGAATAGATTTGGGGAATTCGGTTACCCGCCGATATCTAACCAATCTTACAAGTAACCACTAAAATGGCTATCGACTACAACCAAGATATCGCCCCACTACGCCAGCAGTATTTCCCAATGCTCGCTGGCGAAAGAGGTTTTGACCAATCGATGAAGTATCGTCAGGATGTCCTGATGCCTATGCGTATGCAGACTATGAAAATAGAGCAGCACGCTATGTCAATGCAGAGGCAAGACCTAGCCTATGAAACGCAGAAGTTCAGTCTGGCGCAGTCTCGACAGAAGGCTAAGTCCCAGCTAGAATTCATGGAAAAGCTGCCCGACCTCATGAGTCAGCTCGACGCCATTACGAATGATCCTGAAAAGGATTCGTATACCGCGACCAAGGATTTGCTCGGTCTTCAGATGCAGTATGCTCCTTCCATGCAACACAACCCGCTTATCGGGACTCTTTTCACCTCTGCTAATAATTCACTTAACGTGGATCGCATCCGCCAAGAAAAAGAAGAGCGCGAAGCAGAGAAAGCGGAGTCCCGCAAGTTTGGCATTATGACTATGCTCGCTCAACAGGGGGCTACTGAACAAACAAGAGCAGCAGCCGGACCCGTAGTTGACGACGCAGAGCAATCCTACATCGAACTATCTGACGTGTTTAAAGACGCAAAGGACGCAAAAACGAAAGCGGAATCTGATAAATTGACAGCAGCGGCCAATTCGGCGGCTATAGCTAAAGTAGCCGCTCGTTATAAATCGGATGAAAGTGCTTTAAGGAGCATGACTACCAAGTCCACGCAGAATCAATGGGAAAATATGACCGCACCAAAGGCTGGCGGCGACATCCAGCAGATTGTTGACAAAGTCTCCGAGGGCTTTAACTTCAAGGAAGAGGACAAAATAACACTTCAAGAGCTTTATGTTGATGTCATGAGGAGGTCTGGTATTGCGGTGAATCGAGAAGCCGTAGAAAATGCGAATACAAAAGATCTGTTCCGGTCAACCGTTGCGAAAGTCTTAGAGCAACAGACAATTCTCGGACAATACGGCCAGCCTAAAAAGGCAAGCACAATAGAGACCCTCAACAATAGTTAAACTCCACCAAACAACACAACACAAACCTCTTCAGCTATGACTGATTTGAATTCTTCCCTTACCGACTTTGATAAGTCTCTGATCACAGAGGCTCCTAAACCGCCCGAACTTAAACCCTTTTCTGTTTGGTCAGAGGAGAATCAATTAACCGAAGCTGACCCTCAGAGCTACGTCCAGTATTCGGATTACATCCGTGAGGGCTACCTTGAACAGGGGGCTTACACTCCTAGTATTGAAGGAGAGATTAGTGGGTCACTGAATTCTAAGTTAGCTGACCTAGGTGTAGTAGACGAAGAAGCCATTCAAGCTCTTACGGCCACCAAGGAGCCATCGTTTGAGGAAAAGTTTGAGTATGTTCGCGCAGCACTGAACAGTGATGACGAAGACTGGATGACCCTCACTGAGTATAAGGCAGGCGAGAAAGTCGTCGCCGCTGGTGGAACTGTCCAGCCTTACCAAGATAAAGTATCGGGTCTTAAACTAAAGTCTGAAGAAGTTGTTAACCGCCGATTCGACGAGGTTAAGAGGAATCTGGTGGAGAGTAACCAGATTCCGATGGCTTACGTTACTAATGAAACTGGCGAGCGCGAACTGTTAGTCGGTGACGCCGCCGAGAACATGACCGTAAATCAGGCGATCAAAGCCTCCAAGATCGGAGGCGTGTCGTTTAAAGACGGTCTGGTAGCTCAAAAGCTTCTTTCTCCTGTCGCTGGGCTTGACGTTAAACTTTACAAATTCAAGCAGATCGCGGAGATCACCGAAGGCATCGCTGAGTTGGCCCAACAGGACGCCTCAGTCGCGGAACACGTTACCGGACACACTCGCCAGCTCGCCAGAAAGGATCAGAATGCTTTTGATTCTGTGGGTGAGACCGTCACGCGAGGAATTAGCGATCTATTGACATTTGCTGGCGTTGAATCGGAGGAGAGCAACGCCAAGAAAAAGAGGATTTATATTGCTAGCCGCCAATCCTTTGACGACACGATTGAGTATGTCACTGAGAAGCTGAACGGTTCTGGAGCTAATTACAGCCCCGACGATGTCCGCGCCGCTTACGAAGCCCATGTTATTAATGAGGGAGCTAGAACCGGAGCGTTTAAGCTACACCAAGACCCGTCTGAAGCAGGCAAGAACCTTTACAAGACCGCTCTTGGCCCAGTCCTGAACCCCGCAGTCTTTGCCCGTGAAGAGGACATGGTTAATACTCTTGCCGCTCATCCTGAACTTACTGCCCAGCAGAAAAAACTTTTCCTCGATAACCGTGTTCAGGTTCTCAAACAAAACTTCGCGAGCTACAGCAAGCTCCTGTCTGAGTCCGCCGTCGGTGACGACTGGGCGAAAGCTCTTGTGTCCGGCAGACAGGCCGGAAGAGATGACCTAGACATCTTCGATGAGTTCGTCGCTAAGGACGAGAACTTCAATGAATACTTGGACAGTGCTAAGGGGATCGCCTACTCTGTCTGGGACTCTGTCGCCAGCCTTCTGTATATCGCTCCCGCTGTTATGGGCGCGGACTGGGCCAAAGACGGTCTCGCTAATGCGGCTCAGAGACAGTCTGACCGCCGCGAGGTCGCGCAGATTTTTGGTGAGCAATACGGCCTGTTTCAAGACGTAACCGAAAGCGTTACGCCTCTCATCGTGGACGTAGCCGCTACGGCTGCTTTAGCTTCAGTTTCCGGCGGTGCTGCTGGCGCGGGTTACTTGGCCGTGAGAAGTGTCGCGAAAGGCGGAGCGCAGCTCACCGCTAAGGGATTAGGTAAAGCACTTACCAGTAATGTTCTTAGAGCTAGCTCGAAAGAAGGTTACGAAGAAGTGGCAGAGAGGGCCGCTAAAGGTCTTATCAGGGAGTCGTTAGAGACAGGAGGCCGCGCTAAAACCATCGAAGCTATTGAAGCATTTAACAAAGCAGCCTCCAGTAAGTTTAGTTTGGTTCCCGCGACCTTCGTTCCAGCAGCCACACGCAGCGGAGCGATGAGCTACGGCTCACTTTACAACCAGCTACGTAAAGACCCTAACCTCACCGAAGAGGAAGCTCATGACAGGGCGTTAGGCTTCGCCCTAACCTCTGGCGCGATCACAGGTGTGATCACTTCTGGCTTCAGTCTGATAGGTCGCGGAGGTGTTGAGGACGCCTTGCTTAAAGGCATGACCTTTAGAGAATCTAAAAAGCTTTTACAAGCAATGGGTAACACGGGGGGTATCACTAATGAGACCGTCAAAAAAACCATGACAAAAGTAATGAACGACTCCATCAAGAAGTATGGGTCCGCTACTCTTGGGAAGAAGATCGTAAAGAACGTAGTCGATGAAGCTTTTGAAGAAGGTGTTGATCAGTTAGTCAATTCATTCGTCGAAGACGTGGCACTTAATCAGGACACGCCGATGCTTGAGAGGATGAAGCAGGTGTGGCACGCCGCACAAGTTGGCGGTATTCTCGGTGCGGGTGTTCCCGCTATTCAGGCCGGTGCAAGATTCGCAGGTGTGACCCCGATGGATCAGCTAGAGCAGCGTATTCGGGTGATGAATGATTTCGCTGAACAAGTTTCTTCTGAGCTTGAAGGAACAGGTAGCCCGCTCGCCGCCGCGCAGGTTCGTGAGATAATGATGACCCGTGCAAGGGGTCGTGGTGCGGCTGCGCCTGCGCCTGAACCAGCACCTGAAATCGCAGAGTCGTCAACTATTACTGAGCAGGCGTTACTGAGAAAAGAGAACGCCAAAAGAAGTAAGGAGATCGCCCAAGAGATATCTAAACTCGATGACGAATCGACCCTACCTGAAAATGCGGAGGAGCGGGAAGCCGAGGTCGCCGTCCGCGAACAACGGAGAATAGAGCTTGGGCAGGAGAGCATGGCTCTCTCAGAGGAGGAACAAAACTTTAGAGTTGCCTCACAGTCACCCACTACTCCTGATGATACATTTACTGACCAGCAGGTAGACCCAGAGGTGTTCTTGCAGTCCCTGAACGAGTCCAGCCCACTTGACGTTGAGATCGCTTTCGAGAACATCCGAAACCAGCAGAATATCAACTTTAATAATAGTGAGGATACCACGGTTCTTAAAATTGAGGGTATCGAAGACCCTTCAGTCCCAGCCGCCGAGACTCCTTTTGACTACGGTCGTAAATCCCCTAGAAAAATTAAAGACTACGCTGGCGGTCCTAGTATCGACTTTACCCAAGAACAAACTAACGCAGAGTCCGTTGGTGTTTCCCTTCAAGGTGAGTCCAGAACCAACATAAGTTCCACCAACAGCGACAGCCGTGGATTCGACCCGTCTAAGTCAAAGCGGTATTCTTCAAGGCCGTCGTCAGGCACACTTAGGTTTGATGACCCTCCCTTCAGTGGCCCTGACGCAGAAGAGAAAGCTAACAAGCTCATCGACTTCGCGATCAGCCACGGCTTCCCGCTTAACCTCGACCCCAACGTAAACTATGGTTTGCCGATGCCGTCTGAATCGTCACGGCAGTCCCTGTCAGAGTTTGTGGCTTCTGCGGTCTACACCGCTTACCCTAAGCTCGCTCCTCCAAAGAACGCGAAGCTTGACACCAGTAAACGACCGAAAAGGACTTACTTCGATCCCGTATCCGGTAAGACCGAAAGACAGCCCGTTAAATTTTTTGTTGATGAT